CGACTTGAACCTTTCCGGTTCGGGTTCTTTTGTCCTTTGTATCCGGTTTGCGCTGCGCAGCTGGTCAAAAGGACGGCCGCAATGATTAGAATGGTTTTCATCTTGTTTTGTGTTCGTAAATGTCCCAGTTTTCAATTGTGGCTACTTTAGCCCATTCGTACCGGTCTGTTTTCCAGATTCCGGTTCCGGCTTTTACAGCCGTGTAGTAGTCCCCGTCTACAGTGTAAACAGGTGTTTTCGTTCGGGTCGCCTGGTATCTGTATTCCGGCATTTCGGCCGAATCGAAGCCCAGGAAGCTTGCAAGTGCATTTCGTGCTGTGATCATATGTTATTCCGCAAGCAAAAATTATCAAAATATGCATTCTCTTGCGCTGCAACATAATCCGCTTCAGGATTACCGCTAGTAACGTCCCATACAGACACGTTAAACCTTGCGCCATTTCTGGCTTTTTGAGTAACCGTTTTGGTTACCTGGTAACCGTTTTTTTCGCAATACGACCGGGCTGCCGTTTCAGAGCGAAATATTAAACCGTTTACAATTATTGTTTTCATACGTTTTCACTGTTTACAACGGCCACCAGGTAGCCGTCTTTTTTAAATAAATCAAAATACTCTTGAATTTCGTTCATGTCGTTTGAACCTATTACAGGTACGTACTCCGGTTCTTTGTTCCGGGCCGGACGTGCTGCCAAAAGTTGAAAGCAAAATTCTTTTGCTAAAAACCGGGCCGCTGTTTTTCCTTTTTCGCTCAATTCGATTTTCATATGGTTAAAAATTTAGTGCCCTAGTAGGTTCCGACGTTACTACTTTCCACATTTGCTAGGGCTGGTTTACTATCTCACTACAAATCCACTAACGTCCGCTTTCGCTTTTTTACCTTTGGCTTTTAATCCCAGTATCTTGCCAGATACTTTCAACATCACATCGTCAGCAACATCGCCGGAAATCACCTCGGTTCCAAGGTAAGTAGCTGGAAAAGCTTTCTTGTGATCAAACACAACAGACACGTTCACGCCCATTGCCAAAGCTGCCAGGCAATCAGATTCGTTGGTCTCAGAGCGGGAAAAAGTCAAAACGTACTTACTATTACCAATATACTTTTTCACCTTTCCGATTGACTTAGTGTAGTCGTAAAACTGTAAGTTAGAAAACGTAAGAATATCAAAACCACACCTGTTTTTGATGATGCCGACAAAATCCAGGTCGCTGGTTCCGTTCAGTCTAATTTCGATAATGCCACCTTTCTTAATCGCTTTTTTATTCAACAAAAACAATTCACGCAATATGCGATCACAGAAATCTTGCCTGTGAGACAAGTATAGTTCCGTTCTCGCTAGCCTGGCAAGGTTAACGGACGTATAAACACTTGCTAAACCAGCATCAACCAGGCAAACATAAATACAACCTAATGACGCATCAACACAAGATGAAAACCATTCTAATCATTGCGGCCGTCCTTTTGACCAGCTGCGCAGCGCAAACCGGATACAAAGGACAAAAGAACCCGAACCGGAAAGGTTCCAGTCGTGGCCACAAATGTAATGGACCTATAAACTTTGCAAGGCGATGAATTTTGAACCAATCCCGGCAAAATTCATACGGCTCTATCGGGTGCGACATTTGCACAATTTCCGCATGGACCCACGAAACCTGGTTCAATTGGCAATTTTGTCGCCGTGCCAGCCAGTCAGGAAATATTGTTTATTGAAATACGTTAAATTAACTCAAAATTAAAAACCATGAAAAGAGAAATGAAAGGGTTGAATTATTTTCAACTGACGATACAGGAAAAGCTTTGCATAAAGCAAACCGCCATGAATGTACACGGCAAACGTGTACACTGGAAACGACCGGATCACTGTAATAAGCTGAATGAAATACAGCTTTGGTCTATTTTGAGTGAATACAAAAATTTGTTGAAATGAAAAGCGTAAAAATTCAGGGCCACAAAGTAGCCCTTACCAGTTCCGGGAGCGTTTCAAAAGACCTTCTTTTGTCAACCTGGCAGCAGTTGAAGCCCGCAAAGTTAAAACCGGATCCGATTATGTATAAGCATAAAGGGACGACTATAGACCAGGACGGGCTACGTATTTGTGGCAGCCCTGAATTCATTGCGGCTGTAATGGAGCGGGTAAAAGACCTTCTGGATTTCGAAAGCAGCGACACCCGCCTGGGCGTTTCTTTTTCGGAAATTACAGACAAAGAAACTGGTGACCGGATCGAAGGACGGTTCCGGTGTAGTATTCAGGTGCATGAAAGGGGGCCGCATAGCTTGCGGTAAAGAGTCAATCCGGTACGTTGTAGCGTAAAGGCTGCCAGCGGGGGCGTGACCCGCTACCGGAACCAAGCCAGCAAGGTGCTGGTAAGTATTTATAACCATATTTTTTAAAACCATGAAAAAGTTATTTGTTATTCTAATGGCCTTGGGCCTGGCATCTTGTAATCAGGTTGAGCAGATCACACCGGGCGTATTGGTAAAGGAGGTGTGTTGTCCTGAAATCTACTATGCAGAAATATTGCACGCAGAAAAGCACAGCGTGGGCGATACGATCCGCATTCAATTTAACCAGATGCCACGCCATGAAAAGTCGTACCCTAGTACAGCCCGGTATGGATACACAACAGTTGTAATCGTAAAGAAATGAGAAAGCTATTAATTATATGCCTGTTGCTGGCCGGATTGTCAGCACAGGCTCAGATTAAACGAGATTCTGTAATAAAAACCAGGATGATTCTGACCACAAAGGACGGCCAGGTTTGCCCGGTTTGGAAAACTAGCAAGGGCAAGTATTACATCTACCGGAAAAATAGAAAGACAAAAAAACTGTACAAATCATTTTTAAAATTAGACCAATGAAAAAGTTAATTATCGCCTTGTGTCTGCTGATGGGAGTATCAGCACACGCCCAACAAAAGCCGAATGTAACGATTGACAAACAGGGCAATTTTGTCCAGATGAAACGAGATACGGCGATTCAGACCGACAAGTTTTTCATCGACTCAAAAGGGCAACTTTGCCCGGTCTGGAAATCTGGAAACGGAAAGCTGTTTGCCATCCGCATTAGCCGGAAAACAGGCAACCCATACAAGTTTTACTTGAAGCCGAATACCGACCTTCACGACTGGGAAGGCAACTGATACGGAAAAACCCCCATTTCATCGAATAAAAGCGGTGGAATGGGGTAAAAAAAAGACTTTCACATTCTAATTAATTATTAACCATTATGGATTTATTCTCAGCATTGGGCGACATTCTACGCCCCGCACCAACAACAGGCCAGATTCTGGCAGAATTGCACAACCCCGCCAATTATGTGCGGATTGAATGGTGTACACCTGAAACGGTTCCGGCAGAGGATCGGGAGCGGATTAGAGAAGAAGCGGAAAACTTCCGCAAGAGCGTAACGGCGGATCTTATAGAAGAGGATTTCCCGTTCGAATTTGAAACGGCATTGCAGGCGGCCTCGATGTTCCTCGATTGGTCAGCCGATCACGGTATTTATCAGACAGTATCAGTAACACTTAAAAGAATAGGAGAATGAAAACAACATATTTCCACAACGCCACCCTGGACAGACACGGGGTGGACGTTGTAACCAACAGCGGCGAATGCTTCAATATTGCTTGCCCGGACGAAAAGACGGCCAGACAGATTGCAGCGGGACCGGAACTACTGGAAGCCCTTGAAAGAATTGTTCGCTCAATTGACGAAATGGAAACCGTCAGGGATTTGAAAGGCAATGAAATAACGATCAGGGAAGAGGCACTGGAGGCCATTAACAAAGCAACACAGCCATGAGTTACATAAAGCATTGGGTCAACCTTTGGCCCACACCAGACAAGCCCATCACGCTATGGCGTCCGGAACGGGGCGTTCTGTGGCGCAACGAATGGCACGCTTGCCACGATCACCTAATTGGATTACAAGCCATCTGCGAGCGCTCTCTGCCGCCTGTCTGGGAAGGCCGGATGAGGTGGGAAGAATATTTGAAAACATTAACCGACTATATAAAATGACCTATCCATTCTACACTAAGACGTTCATGTCGAACGGTTTAGTATTTTCGTACAACAGAGTAAACAGCGAGGACGACATTTTCTCGATTCGTTTAATACTGGCAAGCAACCCGTATCCAAATTGCTCAGACAATTGCATAGCAAATGCCTTGTCTGATCGACACCAGGTAATTTCCAAAAAGGAATTTTCAAAAGCTTTACGAGAGTTCAAGAAATTAATAAGGCAGATACAGCCATGAACAACAAAACACGCACCGCCATGCGATCCCACACCGTGGGACCATGCACCGAGGCCGACAAACAGGCCATCAAAGAGGGGCTAGTCCGATTGGGCGAACCCTTGGAACCACCGACGTTGTGGAACCATAACCCTAGGAAGTTTGACTCAGTCCGGTATTTCAACAGCCCGCACGGGGACTGGGGAACGTCAAAAGAGGAGCCGAACATATCGGCAAAACAGTTTATTGAAACGTTCCTATGAAACAGAACAGCGAGATAACCTTGCACGGGCTGGTAGTCCGTCGGGAGGTATCAGAGAGAGGCGGCAGCGTCGTCTTTTCTTGTAAAGGTCACACGCTCCAGAAACGTGGGGCTGTGGCTGTATCAGAGTTAGAAAAGTGGGTACTTACAATCAAAGAATCCAAGGGAATCGTATGGTAAGGTACACGCTTCGCTTACGCAAGCAAACGCTCTACAACGGCACGAGCCGGACAGATAGCGCAAACCTTGCAAAAAGTCTGGGATACGTCAGGATCGCTGGTAAACCACCAACAGCGGATTGCATATTTGAAGAGGTGGGTACATTGAAAGACACGCAACAATATTTTTGGTTTAAAAAATGAACACGAACGAAATTCTTAGCACGGCCCTTTCATTGTGGCCTTCAAACGAAGCAAAACCTTCTTTCAAAATGCACAACCCGTATGAATGGGAATGTACTTCAGGCGGTGATCCTTGCGGATACGCTCAGACGTTGGAGGAAGCCCTCTACCGCTACGCCATCATCTGCCAGCGGTACGATGATCGGTTTGGCGAGGTGATTTCCTTCCTGTCGGATTACGTGCCGGACGCTTTACTCATTGACTAGCCAAATGAACCGACACATTCAAAACGCCTTGTTTGCCTTATCAATTGTAGGGCTGACAGGCATGGCAATCTACGGCAGTTCCGTCCTATTTGCCGGACTAGCCGTCCTGGTTGCCGCCATCTGGGTATTTCAATTCCCAGATACAGAAAATTAATCTTTTTACAATTTAAATAAAATGAGAACATGGAACCGAATAATAATTATTCTTCTGATTACAGCGTGGATTTTGCTGTAACCGACTCTAGTAACATCATCCGCATACAGGCCTCTCCTGACCTGCTGGTGACCTTCAAAAACAATTCTGTATACAAGTACCAGGATGTGCCACAAACGCTCATAGAGGCGTTTTTAGAAGCCCCCTCAAAAGGGCAGTTTTTACGAAGTCAAATTATCCCTGTTTATCAGGCTGAAAAACTGTGATTTCGAGAAAAAAAAATGAAACGTAACTTGTTAAGTGTAAGTTTGTAACCTAGTAATTTTAAAAACCAATGAGTAAAGTAAGTGATTTATTCCCAAATGGGAGACCCCTAAACCCATCTGAATCAGGGTATTCAGATCAGGTTTTTGCCATTTTGACGATGGCGCCGCCGGAAAAAAGAATCAACAAGAACGCCGGAAACAGTTTATATGTGCCTATATCGGTCACAGAGGAACTTTTGGACTTTCTGTTTCCTGGTTGTTGGTCTTTTGAGTTCCGGAAATCGGACGTAATTGCCAACGAAATCTGCATGGATGGGGAACTGGTGATATCTGCACCAGGGTACACCCGCCGGATGTGGGGTTCTGGGGCGGCCATGATGCAAATGAGTGCTGGCAGTGCCATTACCGATTTGGACAAGAAGATCAAGAATACCTTGTCCAAGGACTACCCTCACGCCAAGGCGGAGGCGTTGCGGAATGCAGCTAAAAGCCTGGGGACTGTATTCGGGCGGTCGTTGAACCGCAAGAACGAAGATGGATCCGCATACGATGCGGCCATGATTCTGCCGGAAGACATCGTGAGCGACATTAACGATTGCGATACACCGGAGACATTGAAAGAGTACTATCTGGGACTATCCCAGCCAATGCGTAACAACACGAGTGTGATTGCCGCATTCAGCGCAAGAAAAACAGCACTAACAACCACCGCAACAACCGGATTAGATTTATGACAGACATACAATTATTACAACCAACTACGCTTGCCAAGGTGAGCCAGTTGGAAGCAGAGTGGAATGAACTTGTGGGCCGGATAGGCTGGCCACAAGCCGACACGCCGGACACGGCACTAGCCGAGGTGAAAGCGTTCCGCAAGAAGTGGGGCGTTGAATACAAAGCTACAAGCGAGGCACGGTTGGCCGTGACAAGGGAATACGATGCGCTGAAGTCTGCGTTGATTGTGGAAGAGAAGAAGCTGGACGAGGGCGCACCGGATAGCCCGGCATCCAAGGCTAAACTCTGGGAGGTAAACCTGGTGGAGACACGCCGGATAGCGGATAGAAAGAAGCAGGAAGAAGCCGATAAGGTAATCGCACGGGCGGCAGCTGGCCCACGCTTTAAGGAAGGCGTGAGTAAGGCAATCAACGATTACTTGTATGGGCTAAAGATTGCGCTCGATCTGCGGCTCAATACTGACACCGACATGGATTCTCTTGAGTTGGATTTAGGCAGACCGATTGTGCTATTGCCGGAGAAATACAAGGAACTAGCCAACACGGTAGCCATACCGATGATGGCGGCTGATCCAGAGGTGATGGACACCATACTAGCTGCCAATGCCGGATTCAAGGAAGAACTGATGAATAGTTTCCGTGAGCAGATGTCGGTATTTCAACGTGACCTACTTACACAGATTCCGGCACGACGAGCGCAGATTGCCGCTGGCATAGCGGGGATAGCTAGTACGGCAGCATTGGAAGCGGAGAAAGAGGCAGCACAGGAACGGATTGCGAACGTGGCCGTACAGGAAGCCAACGTGGCCACGATTGAAGCTACCATTGATAATGCGGTGGTAACAACGGCGGCACTTGTTGAGTACGATCCTACCACCAGGGAAGACTGGGTAAAATTGGTGGCCTACGCTCTGGCAGGTCCAGAGTCAGAAACTGGCCTGACGGCAGAGTGGTTTGCCAAGAACATGAATAAGGTGGTGACATACGCCAACCGGAAGCTAAAGGCAGGCGAAACCATTGCGGTCAAGACAAAGGAGGTTATTAAAGCTAGCCGGAAATGACACGAATATTGTTGCGGAATAGGGAGGAGTATTTCTCCCTAAACGCTTTGTCCAACTCTGCTCTGACAGACATTGCAGACAAGGCAAACGACAAATACAAGCCAGCCAGGTCTGAGGACGCCATGAGTTACGGAACTCTGGTGGATGCCTTGCTGACGCAGACTCGTGATGTGGATACCATGCACGAGTTGTACGGTAAGGCCATCAAGGCTAAGGCAAGGTTTCTATCCGATCCATTCTGCAAGCTAGTGTATGAGTCAGCTGAGAAGCAGGTAGCCTATACTGATGAGGTGGAATGGAACTACAACGAGATGACCGGAAGACCATTCTGCAAATGCCTGTATGATTTTGATATTTCTCCTAGTGCCGGAGCGGACCTCAAAACTGTATCGGCGTCAACGTACAAGGCGTTCCTTGGTTCGGTGGATATGTTTGACTGGGATCGCCAGGCAGCGTTCTATCTGGCCGTATCTGGCAAATCACGGTTCTCCATCCTGGGAGTGAGCAAGACGGCAGATGTAGACCCGTTCGTTTTGCACATCAAAAAGGGCGATGAGATTTACTGGCGTGGCCGGGAGAAGATGATGAATTTAATGTTTTTGCACAGTATGGTAGCATGAAAAGCCCACAACATTATTTAGTAAAATTGGCACAAGAGTTCGAGAATCGGATTCTGGATGCAGATGGCAACGTACTTCTATGGTTGCCGGAATCAAACGCCGGGCGCAGGCTGTATGGCAAGGTTATAGCCGTACCGTATACGCAAAACGGACCGACATACCCGACTACAGTAGAGTCGCTTAACTCTCAGGGGTACAATATGTCCTACATGGTTTGCACAACCAAGCGAGGCGGCACGGTATGGGGCTGGTCTGAGGCTTGCATCCGTGACCAGGTAAACATCGGTGACACGGTCTGGTTTGATCACCATGCCAGCGGAATAAGCAACTACATTGGTGACAATGTGCTGGCAATCCGGCCAACCAATATTCTGGTTCACGAGGGCAAACCATTTGCGGGTCGGGTATTTATTGAACCGGGGCAGGTGGAAAGTAGTATTATAATACCGGCACACCTGCAGAGACACCAGAACATCGGCACGGTGACAGAACTTGGTACTGCCCTATCGGGCGACGAATATGCCGTTTCTATTGGAGATCGGGTGTTATACGACAAGAACAACGCCTTGGAGTTCGAGGGTCGGATACTGATTGCCAACGTAAAAATCCATGCTGTGTTATGAGAACGCCAAACAAGAAAGCTTTAGTAGTAGCCGGACCGTTATCCAGAGCGGACATTGAACGGAAGCTGCATACAATCCGGAAGCGGATGTTTCTCAATAATGCCCGCAGTATGGGGCAGAAGGATGTCCGGTGGAAAGACTTTGTCAAGATGGGTGGCGAGGAACTGATGGACTACTTCCAAACGGCTTACATAGCCCGTGTGGCACGTATCCACCAGGATGGTCCGGCTACACGAGTACCACGATGCCATGAGTGTTGGTTCTGGCGTAAGCTAGGGCCAAAGTGGGGTGAATGCGTGAACGAACGGCACGTAGCCGAGACGTTGGCTTTTGATCCCTACAAAGTGGATCCGTCAAAGTTGGACGAACTAGCATCATCATCGCCACGAGTCCGCAAGTATAGTTTTGGGTGCAATTTTGGAGTACGGAAAAGCGAATTCAAGTTATGAAAGATTTCCTAAAAGCATATTTTGCTCCAGAGAAGGGGCGGATAATAGATTGGGTTGAACGGGCCGAGTTGGCCGCAAAAGAAGTTGGTATTCCGGTGCCGGACATGGCAGAAATCAGAGAGGAAGTTCGTGAATGGTTGTTTGAGAATCGGGCTTACCGGATGGAGGAATATTATACTGGCAGAGTGCTTATGAGCCAGAAGGCAGAGTCTGCCAGGAAACCAGTGGATGAGATGAGCGACAAATACGACCAGCTGTTTGTGGTGAAAACCAAAAACTTTACCGAGTTGCGTACGATAATCGATAGGGTTCTGGAACTGGAAAACGAATTATTTGGCGGAGACGAGACGCTAATTAAATTAGCGGAAGCTAAGTACAAGGGCAAAGACATTGACAAGAAAACATTTACTGTATTATCATAATGACACGACAAATCAAAGGCAAAATAGTCTACATGAGCGCCCCGGCTACTGGCATCAAACCGAACGGCCAGACGTGGACAAGTAGAGATGTTCAAGTCCAAGACGAAGATGGGGTTGTCTGGACGATGAAGGTTTACAAGGGGGCGATGGATGCTTGCCAGGTAGATCAAGAGGTTGAACTAAACATTCGCATCACAGTTGATTTAATCAATTTGGTTAATTAATAATTGGGACAGAGCCGCTTCATTGAGGCGGTCTTGTTTTTTAAAACACACACACACTATGTTAATACGCACCATCGAACAAGGCAAGTACGCCATAATTCACCCCGACAGAGTTGTCTACGTTGAATCCCGACAAAACAACTGCATGATCCACATGATGGATGGCAAACAGATAGCCGTCTTCTCATCACTAGCTGCCATGCACCGCAAGTTTCCTACATTCCTGCGACCGTTGGTTAGCTACCTAATTAATCCAGACCACCTGCGTGGCATACGGCATCACAAGGGCATACGGGTGACGGTGAAGTTTAGCAACGAGGAGAGTCTGGAGTTTACCCGAAGCAAAAAATATTATCCATCGTTCTTTTCCGCCCTCTCATCGAACTCTGGTAGTGAGGATGATAAAGAGGAGTAATTTTACCGCTATGACACATCAAGACCACCACCTCCCCGACCTGAAGGCGTTCATTGCCGGACTAGGCGGAACATGGCCCTCAACTCCAGACGATGAACTTTCGTGGACTGGGGGCATAGACGAAAACCATTTCGAAGGACCAGACGTCTTTATTGTTTGGACGTACAACAACTCCAGTACGTGGCCGGAGTTCATTCAGAACCTAAGAAACCACTGTAACGAAATATTAGATCAATGCACAACAAGTGTGTAAGTGGGTTTTGTATCTTTGGGCAAAAAAATTAAAATGAAAAAACTAATTATAGCATTAGTCCTAATCGGAGTATCAGCAGGATGCACAAAGCAAATGCCTGAAAGTGCATCATCCACCACCGATTCAACATTCGTTCCGCCTAATCTTGGGGATGATGAAGTTGAAGTGCATGAGGATCATCCACGTTACCTTTCACGGGGTCAGGCTGAACCCAACTTCTGGGACCCCACTTATAAGTCAAGAAAAGTAATGAACGTCTACATTGAACTGGATTACTCTTTGACAACCGCATGGGGTGCGAATGCCGATGCCAATCTGCAAAGGCTGTGCAATTCATCGTCTCAGATATTGGAGCGCATTGCAGGGCCGAAAATCAATCTGGTGAAGGTTAAGAAATGGACAACGCCCGATCCGTATGCTGTATATCAAGATGCAATGAGTGTCTTATCTAATTGGGCAAACGCCAATCCGTTGAAAAAAGACACATTCAATGTCTTTATTTCTGGTAAAAACTTTGGCGGTATTGCCTACATCAGCCGTGAGAATGTGACAACTGTCAAATACTCTGTGTGTGGGTTTGGTCAATCCATTCCGGGCGATGGGGAGTTTTACACCTATCCGGTGTATTGTTTCACCCATGAACTTCTTCATAATTTAGGCATCTCACACACGCAAAACTGTTGTGCCTGGAAGAGTCAAACAGGTGTATCATTGGGCCGTCTGGATAGTTGCTATTCGGCTGAGATCACCTGCTCACCAACGCCTGTAAATTGTTCAAGCACGACAAAAAGAATGTCGGGTGGATTGAATAGTTATTGCCACTTGTACAATACGATGCAGTACAACTTGCATCCTGTTGTTTTGCCCGTACTACACAAATCTTTGTTCTACTCAAATCTGCCGGATTATTCAACCAATCCACCGCCACCACCACCAACCGGAACAAACACTTTTAGCATTGCCGGAACGCCATATCAGCCCGGATACACAAGAGCAGACACGGCAAAGGCTGTTGATGGGAACGAGGCATCCAGATGGCTCACCGCAGGACCAACAACGCTTACATGGAACTTTGCTCAACCGGTAACACGGACACAGGTTTATTTGAGTTCAGGATTCCAGACCGGAAGCCCTAATCAGACATTGACGTTGACGGTGGATGGCGTGAATGTGCCGTTGGGATTTGATAAGAAAATTAAGTTTACCAAGGTTATCAACGTAACTGGGAAGCGGTTTGTGCTTACCACAACAGGAACAAGTAATATCAGTAGAATATTTGAAGTTAGTTTGAAATGAAAAAGTTAAAACTGATTAAGCCATGACACACACAGAACAAGCGCAGGTAGACCTTGCACACGCATTGCTCAGTGCAATGAAGTCAAAAGGATGGAGCGTTAAGGATTTGTCCGTTGCGGCTGATGTTCCAAAAAGCGAAATTGAAGCCATCCTCAGAGGTGAGTTTGATTTCGGAATCATTGGCAAGATTCAGGATGATTTGAACGAACAGATAATTGTAGTCAGGAAGCCATGAGAGGTTTTGTTGCTGCCTGTTTTTTGTTTTTTATGTGGGGAGTAGGAGCTGGAAGTCTTTGGATGGGAAACACGAAAGAACACCAAACCATCCGCAGCCACCATCGCCTAACGCCCCGGCTGGAACTGGTGATTGACTCAGGGCGGGTTGATACTATGTATGTTTATTCGAAACCTTAAACGCCTCGAAAGGGGGAGTGGATGACTAAGACTGCCCCAATCGAATTAAAGCATTGACAACCCGGAAAGACGGGTATAAATATGGGTTATGAAAAGGCAAAATGCCTCTGCTTTTGGTAGGGGCTTTTTTTTACCTTTGTCTTTTTAAATCATGCCTAAACACGCCCCTCTGCCCTTCCACTTCTACGTGAACGTTAACAACGCCTTCCTTGGTCCCAATATGCCGGAGGGTGTCACAAAGGCCATCTGGCACGGCGTATATTGCCGGGAGTACCAATTGCTTTCCTGCCATGTTTTCCTTGAGAGCGGGGCGCATTGGAGTGGGCTGCCGCTTCACGCCATTTCCACCACCGAAACCTTTAGTCTGGGACCGGAGAAGCTGATGCCTTGGTGTGGGATGGGAGAAGAGATGGAAGCCGTGTTGATGCCGTTTCTGGAGGGGTTGGAAACAACCGCCAACGGTAGGCACACCGGAATTATCATTGACTGGAATGACGGCTATTCCCGATATCCTGCCGAACACAAGCCCCTTTCGTTGATAGCCTTGGAGTCTGGGCAGTTTGCCCTACTACCCAATAACTACATTACCTACAAGGAGAAGCACTTTGTTGATGATGCGGCAAAGGAGAACATGAAGCATTACCGCAGAGGCGAAGAGGTTTATTGGGAGAAATAAACTATTCTGGCCCTTCCTTGGCTAGTTGAGTATTCCTGCCAATGAGAAACCACACGACACCGGTCACCATTGCTTCCAGTCCTTTGAGTAAGGTGGGATCAATTGGTGGGTGTGGTTGGTTTATAAAATACGGAGCGACAAACTGGAAGCCATAAAGCAAGAACAGGAGAACAAACAACCCATTCCTGGTAATCCGATCTCCTGCGTTGATTTTCTTCCCGTTGATGTCATTCGCCATCACTATGGCGTTATCACTTTCAATTCAGTTTCGTCTTGATCACCGATTGCCAAGTGTACCCAACCAGGGGTTGCTGTGAATGATTCAATAATCCGGAAGGCGGTGTTCTTCACAATCCAATCACGGTTGTTCCAGACCAACTTAAACAGTTCAATCATTGGCAAACCTGGTGAATCAAAATCAACTGCCTTTCCCTCTTTATGTAAGGACTTCTTTGCCCCAACCTTTGAGTTCCTTGGACGCCATCCACGGTTCTGAAATGTACCACCAGAGTTCCAGTTGTTCACCCGAAGTGGTACGGCAAGCTGAACTCTCAGTTTTTGAATGCTGTCAATAAGATCTGGATGCAGCAATTCAATTGCCTTCTCGCCCATCTCTGTAAAGGCGGCTTGTGGCACCAGTTCTTGAAGCTGGAAGTGTTCTGAAACTTTCATTTCACAATTGTTTTAAGCAGACTACCCCAGAACTCTCCACGTCTGGCAGACCGATCTCGCTTCCATTGTTTGTCGGCCACGATGCTGTCGTGCTTTATAGCCATGTTACCAATAAATATCAACCCAGATTCTACGGTATCAACCTGCTGCTCAAGTTGATCCATCCGTGTGTTGTTGTTGGTCTGAGCGTTCTCAAGAGTGACAAGGCGGTCGTCAATATTGTCGAGACGGACTTGTGTGGCTTCGTCCGGTCCGCAGGAGAACAAGGCGAGTAGGAGAAGAGGAAATAGTGTTTTCATGGGATACAAAGTTCACACTATTGGTGGAATATGCAAACTTGTCAAGAACTGGCAGAGGAATTATTCATTTCCTCTTATGCCATCGACTCAAGTACCAGAGAAAGACTTGAAGCATCCCCCAGATAATCCAGATGATAAGTGATAGCACTATGCATCGCCTGTAAGCGGGGTGTTTGTGTCCAATTTTTTTATCTGCTTTCTGACGTGAACAATCCGCAATGCCGTTAGGTAAATACCTAACAGTCCGGCTATAATACCTGTTGTTTGACCAACAACAACAAAGATTTCTGGAAACCAGAACCATGCTGCCATAACACTAAAGTCAAAACCAAGTAATGGCACGTCTTGACTAAATGCTTTGGTCCAATACTCTTTATTGATTGGACAAGTAAGGTGTTCTCGGATTGTTTTCAACATCATTTAAAACCTAAAGATTCCCATGTTGTTTTCGGCCACGGCTCAATTCCTAAGAATCGACCAATCACTCGTTCTGGTGTAAGTTCAATACCACGGAAATGAGTGTTGCCAAGAGTGGTTTCCCATAGCTTGAGGAACTGCTCATCCGTCATATTAACATTGCGTGTCACAGCCCTCTCGCCAATGTTCTGCCCTCTCCATTGGTGTACTTCCATAGACACATTCCATCCCTTCCACGGGTTCCATTCCATTACGCAGGCTCTGTTCCTAGATAAGTTTGGTATGGGGCAAGCCAAATGACAAAGGATTGCCACCGCTTTCATTGGGCGAAAGAATTTCAGAAGCCAGTTGGTTTCTGGAACGTAGTAAATGGTGAGGGTAGCCTTGGTCATGATTCTACAGTTAAAACTGGCTCAAGTGCTTCAATTTGCCGGGCAGAAAATTTAATATTCTCGCCTTCAAAAGACAATACTTTCAAATCTAGTTCTTCTTCTTCTCCTGACTCATCCCATTTTTTGTAGATAGAAGCGTCGGCCATAGCAGAGTAATACTTTATTTCAGCATCCTGATACTCTTCCTTCACCGGAAGTAGTTTCTTGTACTCAGCTTTCATTTCTTCAGAGTATTTCTCCCCGATGGCTTTGAGGTGATCTATATTACGCTTAATCCGGTAGGCGGTGGTGAAAGATAATTCTTTGCTTCCTAGTTCGGTGAGGGCAAAATATAATTGCGCTGCTTTACTAATTTTTAAGTTCATGCTGATTTTTAGCTTTAACGCCCGAAATATACGAACATCCATCTAAACTAGACAAATAGTAACTTCAAATGCTTTTCCTTTGTGATATGAAACGCATTCTTATTTTACTTGCCTTCTTGCTGACAGGGTCGGTACAGGCACAACGTGTATTGGTAGCCGGAACATCTATTGAATACGGATTAAAAGCCTCACACCCCGATAGTGGATGGGTTCCAAGGGTTAAGGTCGCACTAGGATGGCAGATTGTAAACAAGGCAGTACCAAATGCTACCTATTTGGATAGCACCAACTACAAGCTAATCCCACAATTGCGGAGTCAGAAAGGTCAGCACTTCGACATTGTCATTCTTGGAGGCCCAACCAATGATGCACAGTTGCCCTACGGAGGCGGCAAAAAAGTCCCAAGGGCTTATCAACGAGTAATTGATTCAGTGAAGCTATGGTGGCCTGATGCACTAATAATACACAATACACCCATTGCTTCAAGGCATCCACTGATTCCTCAAAGAACCTTAGATACTTTGATTACGCCTATGGTTGTCGCTCAAGGAGGGGTGGTTTGCAATTTCGCACAGTTACCTTCCATCATTCTTAGCCCAGATAGAATTCATCCAGATGATTGGGGATATGCAAGGATGGCTTCTGCATTTGTGGCATGGTGGAGAGGGAAAAGGGATGTGGTGATAAAAGAAAAGAGCCTCATTGACGAGGCTCCTATTGTTGAATTACGTGTTGGTAATCGGTTTGTAAGAAAGGCTATTAGGCAAGAATGCCAACTTGAATAAGCGCAGCAGCAATCTGCCCTATTGTATAGCCCCCAAATGTTCCTGTATCATTTATGATTCCGGAAGTATTTGTGACAAACGCTGACGCAGTAATTCCGGTTGTTGGCTGAATCACCGGAGTTTTATTCCAAAACGAAAGCTTTTGAGTGGTAGCGGTTCCAATCTTTGTCCCGGTTGTGGTATTTAGGATGATGTTTTTAGCATCTGCCATAGTAAGATCGCCACTTATATTCAGCGTTGCATTCCGTATTGTAGCGGTTCCCGTTGTTGCCCCAATTGTCAATGTGGTGGCAGCCCCGAAAGCACTTACGTTGGTGGAAACGGTATTGAACACGGATTGTGTTGCGGCCCCAATAATAGCACCGACAAGGGTCAATTGACCGTCCCCTCTAAGCTGCATTGCCAATGTTGCCCCTCCATACCAATCAAAGTTAAAACTCGTACCATTGTTTGCTACTGACGACCACATAGAAGTAGTGGTCATCCCTAGTGCAAAGTCAACCGTAGAGGCCCCTTGTGTGTTTGCCAGAACAATTTTTGTTCCGTCTGATCTTAACCCAACCCCGATAACAGGCGCACCGGCACCGGTTGAACCAAAGTCAATCCATCGAGGGGCCGATCCCCCACTAAGCACAATTGATCCTGCCGTTTTTGACCCATTCCCCGAAACGGTAATAGCCGTTCCGTTGACGCTGAAGGTTGCTGCCCCCGTAAATGTCTTGGCCCCTGCAATGGTTTGTGTTCCGGTGGATACCATGCCGGGGTTGGTGGCATCCGCAGGACCAAACGTAATAGTGGTGGATGCTATCGTAGCACCATTGGCTTGAGATGAAGCAGAGAAAGTTCCCACCGTCGTCACACCCGACCCGCTTACCGTTGTCCAGCTTAATGGATACACACCGCCCGAAAGAGTACCTGCCGTAAGCACTTGCCCGTTGGTTGGAGCTGTTACCGGCCATGAATAGGTAAGGCTTGCTGCCATAGCTACCGATTTGAAAGCCGTGTAATCCGTTCCTCCGGCAGAAGGCTCTAAAAAACGAAGTTCCGCAGCCGATGCTCCACCTCCAAGATTGATTGCCGCACCCGTACCTCCAATGTTCATTGTGGTAGCGGCCCCGCCAAAGTTTATGGTGGTGGCAGTGGTGTTTAACAGGGCAAATGATGTTGACCCCGTAACAAGCGATGTGGTGAGCGTAGGACTTGTTGCTAAAACAATATTTCCCGATCCGGTTGATGAATTTCCTAATAACGTAAACGTGCCACTTGCGTCCGGTAATGTGTACGTCTGTGCTGTCGTCGCACCAAATACTAAAGACGAAGCGTATGCAGCGTTGTTGATGATAAACCCAAATCCATTGGAGGCTGCTGCAAGGCCATAGATGGTATTACTATTTGCTATACCAGAAACCGCAGAAGATTGATGCCTGAAGTGCATATGACCTGCGCCTCCCGTTCCATTTACTCTGACGGAAAGAAATGTAGCATTACCAGATGCATCCATTGATGCCCCTGTTGGTTCTCCGATGGTAAGCCCACCAGTGCCATTGTAAACGGCAAAGTTGTTGGCAACCACCGATGGCCCCGGTCCTGTCACGTTGCCAGACCCCGTAGCAGACAATGTTCCAGCGGAAAATGAGATTCCGGTTCCTATAGTTACATTACTAAATCCTCCTAACCCATTGCCGTAAAGAATAGATGTGCCAGATGTAGCAGGAGCGTAGTCTGTTCCTGCTGTGGCAGCAGAAATAGCCGTTCCATTTCCCTTTAATAAGCCCGTTATACTTGTTGTCAGCGTGATGGCTGGAGTTGTTGTATCCGTAGCAACTGTACCAGCAAAGCCGTTAGCAGACACCACCGAAACCGTAGTAACCGTTCCACTTCCACCTGTTGCGTTTAATGTAGTTCCTGTTAATGAAAGATTAGTACCTAAAGTAATTTCCTCCATTACACCAGTTCCTGCCGTGCCTCTGCCAACAAGTTTATTGGTAGACATGGATGTGGTAATCGTGCCACTTGTGGTTATCGTACCACCGCTTATAAGCCCTGCTGTTGCTATTGATGTCACCGTTCCGCTTCCACCAGCTACTTGCCAGCTACCAGCACCAGTAGTGTTCGTAGCAGTCCAAACGTACCCAACAGTTGAACTAGTTTCCAGTAAGGCTCCGTTGATTTGTGGGCTTGTTAATGTTTTGTTAGTCAGTGTTTGAGTAGCAGCCAATCCTACCAATGTGTCAGACCCTGCAAACAATGTAAGTACTGTTGTACCCAAAGCACCCGTAACAGGCCGAAGTTCAACTGTTCCCGAAGTAGCATTAGTGAGCAACAGCCCTCCTACCGACGCCCCAATTACGCCTAACGTCAGTTTTGAAACTCCATCCGTGGTAAATCCACTTCCCACTTTTATATCCGTACCGCCATTTCCTAAAACTAAAGAATTAAGAGTAAGTGTACCCGTGTTGGTAACGGTTCCTGTGCCAGTGGCAATTGATGACATAACACCAAGCGCATCAATTTGTAACGTTGCTGGGTCAAGAGTTATTTGTCTGAAATCTTGTGCGCCTAAAATATCTGGCGTTCCCACCAATATCTGTGGGCCTGTAGCTTGTATAAATTTATCGAACGTAACTGCGTTTGGCTCAATAGTAGCAACACCAGTGGTATCTATAGTCCAATCCCCTGATGGTGTTACTCCAGCAGCAAGATCGGACAGATTTCCTACAAAGATTTGTCCACTCAGAAGGTTATCTGAAAGTTTTTGATCTAAGATTGTCTGTAAATTTGTTACCTGCGAAATGGCAATGTCTGGAATATCACCGGCCACAAGCAATTCCCAGGAAGGATTGCCGGATGAAACCGACCGAAGGAATCTGTTGGTTGCAGAACTATTTGCACCTAGCCTGGTTGGTGTTCCCGATGCCCCACCATAGATAATATCACCGGCAGTATTCATTGGGTTGGTCAGGGCCGTCAGTGTTGCCCATGCCATTGTCACCGTTGCCCCGACTATCGTTCCAGACAAGTATTGCGTTCCAGATGGGTCTGATGTTGGTAGGTCAAATATCCTTGAAGCAGCGCCTGGGCTAGTCCCCCGAATAGTTTGGGTGAAGGCATTGGTGCTGTTTTTTAAAACAATGGTTCCGGCAGTAACCCCAGCATCACCAGAGGTCAAAGCCCCTGTTACAGATAATGAAGTACCAGATGCCACCCCTATGATTGGAGTTATAAATGTCGGGGTGTTATTGAACACCAAAAGACCCGTTCCTGTTTCATCTGATATGACAGAAGCAAGTTGAGCCGACGTTGTGGCTGCAAAATAATCTAGCCTGTTTGTGTTTAGGGCAATAGTACCCGTTGCGGCTTGAAGCGTTTGAATGCTACTTCCTGCATTAGCAGAAGGAACGATTGCTACAAATCCAGATGTAGACCCATTAAAAGAAATCTCTGATGCGGACTGAATACTTCCGGTATCCCCAATAATTACAACGCTTCCTTGAATTAATTTCCCAGTAACTCCATCCCATCGAACAACGGTGTTGTTTACCGAAGAAGCCGGCCCTACAACATCTCCACCAGATAATGTTGCAAAAGCATATCCGGCACCAGACTTGATAATTGCTTGCCCATTAACACCAGAAGCAAAATCAAGATTGCCTAATCCACCATAGGCCACACCGATATTAGATGCCTGCCACGATCCTTCGTCGATGATGTTGAATTTTGCCACTCCATCGAGGCCAAACTGAACAATGCCTGATGAAGCCCCGATGTTTAGCGTGTCGCCTTCGTTGAGAACATCAATCCCTAGTCCGTCAGTCCCAAAAATAATATTCCCCGACATCGTGCCTCCTGCTAGTGGCAGGTAGGTATCAAACTTGTCAATGAGGTCAAGCTGGTCGTTAATGTTACCGATGATTAATCCCCACTGGGTCGCAGTTACTGTTGTATTGCCAAATACTAGTGTTACCTGGAATACATTTGGTGTGGGAACTTCGTCCAATCTGGCATTGTCAACCAATAATGTCAACAACCTAAGACGAAGATCATCCAACTGAGCCGTGTCGTTAGCACCCGTCAACCATGTAGTATACCGGTTAATCTTGTCTATTTCCGTCATGGCATCACCTTGCCCAGCAAGTATTTCTGCGGCTTCAATGCCAAGATCAGCAATTACAAGCGTTGCACGAGCGGAGTAAGTGGATAAATCGTCGAGATAGTTAGGCATTACAAATACAAATTTGATTGCTGTTAAGTTGATCTAAAATTGCTTGCGCTCCAAGCCAATATGGTAATGCCGAAGCAGCTTCTACTCCATCACCAGAAGCAATATCACAACAACTATAAGCGCCTTGTAGCAGTGCTTTTCTGATTGCATATTCACTACAATCACACCTACCTCCAGACCAAGCGTTGTTCAATCGCCTACGGGCATCATTTACCATATTGATGGCATCAAAATCTGTAATAACATATGTTTGACCAACAGCGCCGCTATTAGCCAAAGACATAAATTGTGCAAAATTGTATCCGGCTGCCAATAGGTCGGCGTAGATAAGCGTATCATCCACCACCAATTCCACCACTTGGTATACACCGGGCGTTCGGCCTGTAATAGGAAAAATCCCATCTTGAGTATTTGGGATAATTACGTTTGCCGGATCCGTAAATGGCACTTGCCGCAAAAAAAACCAGACGTTCACCTCATCTAAAGCGGGGCGTTCCGCTGTCCCAGACCCAGATGGTGCAAAGCCACCTGGGGTTTCAGGATATTCACCAGTATTATCTTCAACCGAAATGTAAGTTAAATCGGTTGCAATTGTAACTAGCGGCCTAACAACAAGATCACTATATGACGGCATCGTATTTTAAAGAAGCTTTATCCAACAAATATGCAGCCCGAACGATATCGTTATTGGCGGTGCTAAAATTAATATCGGCAACCAACGCCTCCATCTGAAAAGCGACAGGATCAGGGCCAGCATTTGTTTGCCGTCCCTGATCGGCAGCCCGTTCGTACATGGCGGTAGTTAGTTGCTCGATAGTCATTACAATTCGACTTTACTAGGTACGGCTAAGTCACTTTTAATTGTCAACTCTGCACCATTCTGCTTGTTTAAAGCAATCTGATGAGCATCAACTTTACGTTGAAGTTGTTCGTATGCTTTCTTGCCTTCCGGAGTTCTAAACTGTTTAATAAGTTGATTCTCAAAAGCCACCTTTTGTTTTTCTGGTGGGAAGTTCGGGTCGAAATCCATTGCTTTGGATTTGTTATCCGTGTAGCGAATTTGCTCTGTAGTAATGTCAACCTCAATAATTTGCAAGTTGAAAGCCGCTTGAATCAATGCCCGTCTTTCGATGTTTGCCATGTCTTCCTTGAATCCCAAAATGGTATCCGGAGAACTCTGGCAGATTTTACGCATAGCTAGTTTCTTGGCTTCTAGTCCGCCAGCAAGTTGCATGAGGTCGGCCAATGCTTCAATCTCGCCTTTCTTTAACTGATTGAAGAAGCTAATTGCGTTATCAATCTTGCGAAGTTTTTCCATCTCACGTTTGGCATCAGCTTCTTTGTCTTCTACGTAGAAAGAATACGTGCCTTTAACTCCCAGAACATTGTCTTTATTTTCTGGGTAAATCTGAACATACTTCCAGATGATTTGGTGTTCTGGATTATCCTTGGATAGCACCAACTTGCCTGCCAGAAAAGCTGGGTGAGCAAAAATTTCTTTACCATCATTCTCGCCGGTAACGAATCCTACGCTATATGTTTTGTTGTCGTAATTAATAGACCACTTCTTACGAAGGTAATTTCGTGCCTGGATAGGAAGTGATACATTTTGAACGGTGTCGTTCCCCATTGGGACTTGCATGATTGCCTCACGCTTTTCAAACATACGGAGAACAACTGTGTTCTCCAACGGGCGAAGTAACTCTTCTACCGCTTGCGGCAGATCGTTGAGGATGGTTTGTTTTGCTGATACTGTTAATTGTGCCATAAAATATAAAAAATAAGGGGCAACCGGTGTAGGTTGCCCCCAGGTTGTTACTTAGTTACAAGAATCATCTTTTGGGCGTTGTAGGTTGTTACACCGAACTCCTCAATCAATGTTTCTTTGAAACGCTCGTTTCCGAAGTTTGCCGGATTCTGATCGTATACACGAACTCTTGCCCGTCCACCTCCGAATGCAGTCACACCCTCACGAACCTTCAAGCCGAAGCTTAATCCTTGCATGGTCTTGCCATTGAAGGAGATGGTTCCGTTAGATGCTTGCATCAAAAGGATTGACTGACGATAGTAAGAATCGTTCACGTTGCCTTTGGCAATTACGTTGTGATCAAATTCAACCGGAATCTTGGTGTGAACCGAAATATCCAAAAGGTTGACCGACTTGTAACCCAAAGAAACACCGTGTTCCATTGCAGAATTGGCATCCATTGGCTTCATTCCGCCAGACATAGCATCGAACTTGTTTGCGAATGAATCGTAAACTACGGCACCGTTCTGGAAGAAAGTTCCAAACAAAGTATCCCACTCTTGCTTCCGGTTTGGCCCGATGTAAGCAATTAGTTCGTTACCAATCAATCCACGACGTGCTTGTTGAGCAATTGTGTAAAGATCATCGATATCCATCAGACCAGGAGTGATTGCAAGTTTAGTTGCAAACTGATCGGCAGTTGGATAAAGACCAGTAGTGGTTGTGAATGCTTTGGAAACACCATCCACGGTAGCTGAGTAATTAGCACCGTTTGCAAACAATACCGCAAAGGCTTTCTTCACCTGGCTTCTTACAGTAAGAGCCAAACGCTGACGACCAATGTAGTACTGAGTTGATCCGTCTGTACCAATCATAATGTTCTGCTCTTGATTTGCCATGTCAGCGATGATTTCATCGGTGGCAGTCATCATGTAGTGCAGATTGGTTTTGAATCGGGTATCACGGATAGCCACACCATCAGGAAAATCCTGACCAGCTACCTGAGAAGAGAACGGGAAGGAAACCTCATCACCAAAAGCGATTACCGAAGTATCGTTCAGAGCGAAATCGGTTGAATCACCTCTTGACAATGTGATGGTATGAACCGCATCGGTTACAGTTCCTGTTTTGGCTGTTACCAAAGCAGAGAATTTGTCGTTACCAAGAATAGCACTGTCACCCACGTTACCAGGAGAAGCATAGTATCCAGAAGCACCAACTGCATTCACTTGGAAAGTGATAGAAGCAGCAGATGAGGATGCAATGAATCCTACGGTAGCAGACGTAAAGTACGAACCTGTTTGGTAGTGATAGTTTTCAGTCGTTGTTGTAACTTCCTCACGACCCATTGATTTCATGTCTGCGGCTACGCCACGGTCAAGAATGAATTTGTCGTCATAGGCAATTACAATGTCCGGACGAATGTTCTTTACCAGAAGAATTTGATCTGGCGAGTATTGCAGGATGTTACCTGCGGCTTGTCCTTGTCCCGAAGGGATCGAAGGATTTGGAAACTGTTCCATGGTTTGTTGTTAAAATTTTAGTGGTACTACTGTTCCGTCTGGCAGTCTTGCTACATTCGGGTTTCCGCCAGAGTTACCCGGAGTGTAAGAGGCTGGTGGATTGAGTTTGCCATCGTACTCTTTTGCCATTTCGGCCCTGCCAAGCGACCGTCCTTGCTCAAGAGCCTTCTGAATCCATTCTTTGTGATTGGCGACCACAAAGCGATCCTGGACAATTTTGTTGACGTTCAATCCACCGTCATTTTCGTAGAAGTATTCTTCCAAGCCAAGGAAGGGGCTACTATCCACGGACCCAAGAACTTTGGCTTTAAATTCTTGAGCAATTTTGGGATCAAGGGAAGCTGCAATTTCTTGCGGCAGTCCATTATACCCTAATTCAATTGCTTGCAGTTCCTTCCGATAAGAATCAACCCTCTGGGCTTCTTGTTCGGCGGTTGGTTGGTTGCTGTATGACTGGGCATCAAGACCCCTCATGGCTTCGACTGTTTGGCGGGCTTGCTCCTGTCTTTCTTTCACCGCTGACCTTGTGTTCTCCACCGTCCGCATGAATGCAAGTGCCTTGGTAGGCGTCAGGCCATAGTTCTCCGCTTCTGGGTCTAGGCTATAAAGATCGTTATCGAGGTGTTCTTGGAAAGCTTGTTCAATCAAACTTTCTGGCGCACCAGGAATAGTATTTTCTGAAATCCAACCCAATCTGTATAAATCCAGAGGGTCAACATTGTCATAATCACGAGTAATTTCAGTAAAAGTCTCAGCCGCCATTATAGGGTCTGAACTTATTTGCCGAATGAATTCAAAATCAATTCCTTCATATGGATCATAATCTGGCTCTAAAGGCTCTGGCTCTGGCGCATAAATTGGTTCCGGAGCAACAATAGGCTCTGGGGTTGGTGCATCAATCATATTGCCAGTTGGAACTCTAAGTCCACCAGCAAGTTCAATTACTTCAGGGATTTGATCTACTGTTTCACTCATATTCTTGTTCTTGTTGTTCAATATCTTGTTCAACACTTTCTGGCAATGGTTCTTCCATCGGCGGCTCTGGAGGTGCCATATTTTGTTGAATCTGCCCCAAAGTTACCATATTTTTTAAATCAACAAATTTGATTTCATCCTCAAGAACTTGCTTAATCATATCGCCTAACATTCCGGCTTCAAGACCTGCTTTTACAATCAATGTCTTTCTAGCCTCTTCTTCTTTAGTCTTGATTTCCACAATCTTACTTTGCGTAGTCATTTCTATTGTCTTCTGCTTGGCCGCTTCTGATTGTGCTGCCACATCTGCCTGACCTTTGAATGTTGCTTCTTGATTGGCAATCTGAGATTTCTGTAGCATCTTCTGCCGACGAGAACGGCTAACGGCAAGTTGCAAACTTGCTTGATCGTAGTCATCAATCTTTCGAATCAATACCGCATCAGCCGGGTCAATTTCATTCGCCATCGCAAACTTATCTAAGCTTGCATACAAGTTCTGCCATTCACCTGGTGATGGAAGAACCGATATTTTGCAGTTGTAAATATTGAGGCCGTGTTTTGCCGGTTCAATTCGGTAAGTCTTGCCCTTGAAATTGCCTTGCAATCCCATCTTCTGAGCAATTAGCATCATGTGACGAGAAATCTTTTCGACCAATTTAATCTCGGCAAACACCACTCCATCCAGCACATTGTCTGTACCGGCTTCAAGCATCTGAGTAACGGCCTTGCCGATTTCGGCAGATTGCTGACCACCTTCCACAGAAGCGGTAATACCGCACATACTAGAAAGCAAATTCATTTGTGCCGTAAAGGAGTTTAGCAATCGCTCCAGATTAAAAGCGGCAGGATTGTCTTTAAATTGTACCCCTTTGTTTGCCGAACTGTTTGCCATCCCTTTGTAAACGGAACTAGAGTAGATGTCAATCCCATACTGCAAAAGCATTTGTATTACATCGCTTGGTTCCATCTTCTTTCCGGCTCCAAGGGAGATGTCGGTGATGGCATCTAAATCCACGCTGATACCCTGTGGAATCAATCGATAGATTACATTGGAAAGTTGATCCCATGTCTTTTGAGCCATGTCAATACCGGAAAGCATTTGCTCTAGCAACGTAACCGAATAGCCATAAACCAAGTTCGGTTGCATCCATTTAAAGCCGGATTCAGCCTTGCCTGGGTTGGCTAGTATCTGGTCTCGTGGATCAACCGGGACAGGTTCACGAACTTGCATAGCAAATCCGCAATCGTAAATGAGATCAGCACCAATGATGTATTTGCCTTTGTAAACGTATTGAGGTTGGGCTTTAATCAAGGTGCGATTTTCTTTTTCAACAGTTGGATTCCGTCCGTTTTCGTAAGTGAACGTGCGGGTCTTCTGGTCTGTAGAAATTATTTCTGTATCAAGCGAATTGGTTGATATAACCTCAAAGTCTACAACCACATTGTATCGTTCGCCGTAAAGCGTGTTGACCATCTGGTTTGGTGAAGACCGGAAGTATGGGTATTGCGATACACCACCAGCTGCGGCTTCAATTAACTCGTATTGCTGTGGCGTAAAATAGTCTCCGCATACAGCACGAATGTTCTCCGGTGCCACAGGAATAATCTCGTAGGCAAACCGCTGATCACGGAAGTCCTGGAACTTGCAGACATTGGTTCCGGCATTCATTGGATTAATTCGCCGAAAAGAAGTAACACCATTTTGGGTGTCTATTCTAATGCCTCCTATCCCCAATGCAAGTAAGTCGTATCGAACCTCCCTGCGGACTGAGTCTAGTTCACTGTTTTCAAAAACGCCAGATATAGCTGCTTGCATTTCGGCTTGTGCGTACACAACCGGTTTTGTCATCAGAAATACTTCCAGTTCGTCGTTGGTAAGCGGCAGTTCGTCAGGCACTATGCCCATTTGCTGCATATACTGATCCATCTGGATACCGGCTTGTTTGGCCTCCATCAGACGGCGAACCTTAAAGGCAAAGTCTTCTTTGAAATCGTTAATCCCCGAATCAATCTGTTGAATGTTTGGGGCTACTTTGATTTTGTTTAGTTTGCCGTGAACGGCGTTGATGTACTTCCAGGCAATCTTTAAATTGCGATGGTTAGCACCAAAGTTAAGAATAGCATTGTTGTTGCGTAGTAAGGACGCATTAGGCTTGTGTCGTATGACTTCCTGGTTTCCGGTTAGATACCGTGCTAGTTCATAAAACTTTGTCTGCGGAAAGTTCTCCGTATTAAAGTTTCGTAGATGCCAGTCTTGCAAGGTACGACCCCACTCAAGGAGCCATCTCTTGTCTTTCTGGCTAGCTGGTATATTATCCTTTGGAAACATAGTTATTAAGAACTTTTCATTGAAGCAATTCCCATCCCCAGTTGTGCGCCTGAATTTACTGCATTGTTAATGTTAGACCACATAGCATTTCGGTAAGCCGCAACATCGCTGTTGTACTGATTTTGAGCCAATGCTTTGTACTCGGCATCTTTGCTACGGAACTGACGGTTTGTGCCTTCATAGTTCTGTTGTTGCTGCAACCCTTGGTTTTCAAGTTGCATCTTCTGATCATCGGACATTCGCTTGCCTGATACCAACATTTGCTGAACTTGTTGAGGAGATGTGGCCGACTGAATGGCTTTGTTAAGAAAGCTTGACTCCCCTTGGTTAATCCGCCCCATACGAGCAGCGGCATTAGCTACTTGTCCAGAACGGGCTTTCATACCCGTTTCCTGAATGATGTCTTTTATTGGGGTAGGAGTGATATCAAGTACGCCTTGTTTTTTGCGGCGCTTGAGCATGACAGCGTTCTGAATAGCACCAGCACTACTTCCCAATACACCTGCCGCACCAGCAATAACATTGTTTTTTCCGGACTCAGCAAGGTACTTGTCGTAGTCGCCTTCTGAACTAGTGGTCGGAGGTTGTATTTTATCTCGTTCTGTTGACATTACTGTACTATTGATAAATTTCCTGAAATTTCGACAAAGTTAATCTTTTTTTGGTTTGACGCATCGATTTCAAAGACGGCTGTTAAAACCTTACTTTCCATCAATTCCCCATCCCATTTATCACCTCCATTGCTTGTATCATTCTTAATTGATGCGTAATAATAACCCTTTCTATCGATAAATTCCGCAAGTTGTATGTCGGTGGTCTGTCCTTGGTCAGTCGCTAATTGAACCGGTCCAATCAAATCGCCATCAATCCCAACCATGTTCCAGGTTTTTAATTGCCCTACTTCCTGATTGGCAATGATGGTCAACTGGCTGTCAAATGGATCACCATAGAACACGTTTGTGCCGTTGTTGTACTCGTGGGTATATAAATTTCCGTTCTTAAAACTTACCATCGTAAGTTGTTGGTAGTTCCAGAACCGGTCAACATTCTGCCACGTTCTTTTGCCTTGATATGATTTTTGTGGCTCATTCCAAGCCAACCCATTTCCGCCGCCACCAGAAAAAACTATTTCTTCATAGTAAGGATCAAAGCCAATAGCAGAAAGTTCTGGTGAAATATGATCACGGATGGCAATGTAAAACCCATGTGTACTACCAAGAGGAGTAAGCCCATCGCCCGAATACCGAATCAAATCAAGAAACTGATTACTATATGCATACCCAGACCCAATTTTAGATGGCACTAGATGCTTCAAAAACATAGACCCAAAAGCCCCAACCAATGTCCTGGTTGTTCCTAAGACACGACTCGTATCTATAAAGAGAGAATTACCAGCCGTATCCACGGTTTGCGCTTGTGAAAGGTAATTGGAGGCTACCCCATTGTAACACCATGCCAACAAGACTGTGTTACTCACTTGCGGCCCAAATGCTAGCATCAGTCCATTAATGGCTCCTAGTTCAATAGGCATGGATGCCTCATTTAGGGCGCTGGCTAAAGACAAGTTGTTTAGCTGCGTTCCAAGCACATACGTCCCAGACCAACGAATGTAGCCAGACTTGCGTATTTGCCGCTCATCGGGAATAATTGTGTTGACCGACCCTTGATTGTAATCCCAATACTGGCTAAATGGATTGATTAAACTTTGGGAGATAGACACCATTTGAGTGGTAAATGGGACGGCTGTAAATAACGGTCCTTGGAGTAAATCAAAATTGCCTGTATTAGGAGTTTCTGTATCAAGTGCATACATATTACTCAAAATGCCGCCCTCAAAACTTCGTTCTTGTTTTTTGACAAAGCAGTCGCCGGTAATGGTCACAGTTGACCCAACCACATCTTCGGCTAGAAATTGTCCTTGCGATGTTGTGTAAAATAGGTCTGATACCCCACTTGCAAAAGTTACTACCTCAATGTACCAGGACGAACTTTGATATGGATATTGGTTAGGCGCCAAAGTATCAAAAATAGTCCCAAACATATCAAACTGCTCCACGGTTGTTTCGCATAAAACTTTACTTCCCAACACTCCAACAACCTTAAAATAAACAGGAAATGGCGTGGCATATGCTGGGTCGTTAAGGTTTAGACTGCTATTAATTCTAGAAAAAATGCCGGATCCGCCAGAAACATTCCGAACATTGACTCCTAATATTCGAACGTAAGTTTCGTTTTCAGTTGAAAAGTTAAGCCCTTCACCAGACCGAAGTTCAAATGCGATTCCTCTATAAACGCCCTTTTTGTTAGGATCAGGTGCTTGAGACATAATAGATGTTAGCCAACCACTACCAAACACATCAGTGCTATTGGCGCTAGCCCATTGCCAAAGCAGAGCCTGGGTTCGGAAGAACGATGAAATACTTCTGTTACGGGTCACTTGCACTTCTACCGTAGCACACCAACTTGGTAACGTACCGGTGAAAGCTAGGCTTAATCGCCGAGAACCATATAGCGTATCGTTGGTAAAAAATGGAGCAACCGTGCTATCAAATGCAGAAACAAATGTTTTGTTTGTTCCAGTATCATATTGAGCGGTAGACCTATATTCCTTAAAGTTTTCCACTCCAATACGACGACCCCAAAGGTCAATGAGTGTGACACCAATTTTATAAGTTGTTTCCGGATGGAATGTAACATAGCTTGGAGCATCTGTTACTTCCGTTATGGTAAAATCCAAATCACCCCAAGCATCGTATCCTTCCAAATAGTTGGCATCAAAAAGTCGGTTCTGAGATAAAGCCGTATCCCTAATCAGAAGCGGTGTTGACTCAAATACTTGCGCTCCAATGTCAAAAATAGGTGCAGAACCTACTACATTGTTTTGATTTGGTACGTTTATTAAAAGTGTCGAAAACCCTAAAGAAGTATTGTAATTGCTATTTGGAAGCGTCTTGTATAACTGCCATCCAAGTTCAGTATTGCCTACCCGAAAGTAAAAGTTAACTGCTTTAATCCGGTTGCCTAACTGAAGAAAGTTTTCTGCTTCGTATTGCGGCACATATAAATCCACATTTACCGACCAGATAACAGGGCTATAAGGCGAAAGGCGGCTTTCGGTATTATCATCCCTGACATAGCTGTAAGCCCACTGGTTGCCTCGTAGCGGTACGTTCGGAAATGCAGTGGCACTGTTGTTTTTTAGATCGGTTGGAGTGTTGCCTACACTGTATTGGCCTCCCAACTCAAACGCTGGCTTTCTCCAAATGCGGCTAATCTCCCAGTCCAAAAGCATAGTATTGGTATAAAACCCATCTACACTTTTTTTCCAGTCTACAACCTTGGGAAAGTTGTATTCATCCTGCCAATAAACAAGACCATCAATTTCTTTGATTGAAACAGAATAATCAACCACATAGTCTACCTCGTCTGGAAAGCAATCTTGCTTGAAATTGAGCGTAGATGTTTGATAGAATACCTGTTGTACTGTGTCGGTATATACCCAAAGACCGTGATCACCGTTTTCATTCCACAAAGCGTAGATAATGCCAGAGTTGTCCAATAAATTCCATACTCCCACACAACAAGTCAACCCGGCAAGCCCATGTGCCTGGACTAATGTATTTCCGGCACACGTCTGAACCCCTAACTGGTTGTCGTCAGGCACTTCCATGAGCCTCATATTGATTGCATCACGGGCCATCTCTGCCGTTATATTACGGTTTGAGATGTCGGTATTTACTCGTTGTGGTCTGAATTTCATTTGATTGTTGCTTTTCCTGCTGCTGAAGCACGTTTCTTAACTCCATTTAACCAACGGTCAAATTCTTGGTCATTCATTTCTACTAATGGCTTTACAATAACGGCACCTTTTTTAGATAAAACCGGATTAAAGTACCTGTCTTCCATCTCGGTACGAATGTACTCCCCACGAGTCTTGGCGTATTGGTAATACTGCTCCGGAGTAACACCATGCTCGACATTATTATCATCAACGTATGTTATGCCGTTTATAGGCTTTGGCGTAACAATTTGGTTGTGCTTTGTAATTATCTCCCATAGTTCTGGATATTTGGAATTGGAATCAAATACCATAAAATCTGTATTTTTTGGAAGTTCTTCCCCAAGCCCATTCACTTTGTTTTGCAGGTAATCTTGTGCAACTGGCATATGTTGAGCCAGTTTGCCCCAAAACTTCTGATTGACCTCTTTTTCCGGCATCTCCATTGCCTCTTCCATTTTGTCAAAGAACTGTGAATACAAATTTGTACCCACAATAGGAACCATTGTTGTACCGGTTTTAGTAAGCCATGATGCTACGTTTGGCCCAACTTCTGCTGTTGAGTTTGCATCCAATGTTGATTGTAGAAAACCTGCCGTGCTTTCAATATAACCAGAAGTTTTCACAGCAGTTTGCAATGCGGATCCAAAAGCAAAACTCCACTTATCCAATGTTTGCTCATCAACCTTTTGTTTCTTATATCGTTCCCAATCACGAAGCGCACCAACAGATGCTAGCAGAAGAACAAACGGAGTGTATTGATATGAAATCCATCTATCACCAATTTTAATACTCATTGGCTTCCATCCAGAAGCTTCAAGGTCTTTGTTCTTAGCGTAGTTGTTATAACCATTGGCTGTAATCTGAATGATTGGCTCCTCATCATCATCACCAGGTTGAGAGAGAATGTAGGCCATTATACCAACAGAAGTTCCCAAAGTAGCTTTTATGTAATTGTCTACCTTTTCGTCTTTTGTCATTCCAATATCTCCAAATCTAGCAGACCCTCCTCTTGCGGCACGTACAGCGCCAACCGGTGTAAAGTCAATTAGCATATTGGCAACATTGGTTACTACGTTCACGAATTTAGCAATATACCGTGCTTCCGGCATTTTTTTGATAACGGAATTTACCGCTTGCGCCCCAACACCTAACACCCCAGTTGGAGGATTAGTAAATGTCATTTTTTCGGCAAAATTATGAGCAACATCTTTTACATCGACATTCCTAGTTTCGTCCATTATTTCATAGAACCGGCGCTTCATATCATTCTTTGCCTGGTCTATTATATCGTGTTCATCAAAGTAGATTTTATCTATTTGTGCTTTTGTTGGATTCACCAATTCGCTTATTTTCTTTTCAGAATCAGCTTTTGCTTTTGCTACTATATCATCATATTCTTGCTGAGACTCAACCCTTGCAAGAATAATGGAATCATCGTTTCGTCCAAAAAGAGCCAACGCTTCATCCATTGTTTTGCTATTGGTCACCGCATATTGCCATGCCTTGATTTCTTGAGTAGGCATGAATGTCAACACGTCCGCTGCGGTCATTACCCGGCTAACGTATTTGTACGCATTGTAAGGATTGTTTTTTCCCCAAAACTTTATTCGTTCCAAAATGCCAGGAATCTGCGCCTTGTTTTTAATTGGCGAATACCCTGTCATAAGTGTTGCCTCTGCTTCTAACTCTCCTCTTACAAATCCTTGGTAAATCGATTTGAAAAACATTGGAAGAGCCTTTGGATTTCGCAACGCAATTCGACTAGCAAGTATTGGTATCATCACCAATAGCGTTGTGGTATTTTGAACAATGTTCTTTAGTTGAGTAGTTGGGCCAGAAAGCAATGCTGATAAGTGTATGGCAACGCCTACATCAAACCAGTCGATGCCTTTTATTTGGGCTTGGAATTTCAATAGGTCTTCTACAGCCCTTTTCTTAAACAACCCCTCTTTTGCATTTTGAACCTTCTCGGCTAGTTCTACAATTTTCTTAGCATCGGCTTCTGATAGTTCTGGGAAGCCCATTGCCAGAGCGTAAGCATCACGGAATGCATCATCGGTGAAAGCACCCATGTTTGACAATTCGATTAGCTTGTCTTGCAGTGTTTTGATTTTAGCAAACCGTTTTTTAAATGGGCCGTACATCTTGGCAAAAGCTTTTAGCTTCTTTTCGGTTGCCAGCTTATTGAATTCAGTTTCTACGGCTTTAGCAATTATGGCGGCATCTTGCGGTGATAACCCGGCTTTTTCAATCAGCTTGTCGGTTAGCGTTTGCTTTGCGGCATCGGCTACGGTGTAGTGCGACCGGATGATGTCATTAATGTTAAGGCCATTTTCACGCATAATAGCCTTAATATCATTCTCTACCTGGCCAGCAAAGTAGTCGGCAATTTCCTTATCGGTAGAGTAACCAGTGCCGCCAAGTTGAGTTTGAGCAGCTTTGTAAGCACCACGCAAGTGAGGTTTAACTTTGCGACCAAAATCCTCAATCATGCGTTTTGAGAAATCAGCAAAAGACCGTGCGCCTGCTTCCATGTGGTAAGCGGCAACAAGAACTAGGTCTGGTGATATGCCTGAAAAGGCAAAACGGCGAAGTGCTGCTTTTGCTTTTTCGTATAGTGATTTGGTTACAATGGTATTCTTTTCCCCGTATGAAGACGGTCGTTTTACCGTTGGGGCAATATCCTCTACCTTATCAGCAAGCTTATCCAAGGTTTCGTTAATAGCCTCCTCATTGGCATCTTTAACGGCTTTGAGTCCTTTCTTTATTTGCGTATCGTGTTGGGCAAATTTCTTGTCACGTTGTTTGGAAACTTCACGTTTGGCATACATTAATTGCCCTTCTGGCGTGAGGAATTCAAACATTGATAACGCTTGAATTCCTTGTCCCCAATCAGTTGCTATTTCAGCAATCCCTTCAGCAATGTCAACGGCATCTTTTATTCGACCAGCTTTATTGTAAGCCTTTATGAGCATCTGAGCCATAGTGGTTCGGAATGCCCCAGGCATTTGGCTTGTTTGACTTAATACTAATTTATGTGCTTCATCCAATCCCATAGCGTCAATTAACGCTTTGGATTCTTGTGCAGATATTTTGTTTGGTAGGACTTTATAATTAACCCGGTCTGGATGAAATGCAGCCTTGGTTTCGTCTGAAATGTCGGTTGCGTTTCTGATGGAAGTTATTGTCTTCCGTTCTCTTATTTCGCCTTCGGCTTCAACCGCTACTAGCCTAGAAGGCTCAATCCCTTTCTTTCGTTCTAGTTCGGCTTCTTCTGCTTTTCTTTCAAAACCTGCTTGCACCTCGGCCATTTTTGCTTCTACCTCGGCCTTGTTCTCACCGGCATCCACCATTTCTTTAATGGCAGCACGTATAGCTTGGTCGATAGACTTGCCTAATTTTATAGCAGCTATGATTCCCTGAAGGGCTTTGCGGTAAATTTCGGCATTCAACCCAACAACATTATCTCCAAGTTCGCCCAAAAGCCCTTCAAAGTAATCTATGGCTATGTCTGCCATTGCCTTTGGAGCGGTTTTCATCTCCATAAATTCGGGATTATCGACGAGAAACTGTAAAGCCTCATCATAACCCCCAATCAAGACGGGCTTGCCAGAAGTAAGATCAAAGAACTTGCAGGGCTTGACACTCATGTTGTTTTATTTTCTTTGGAATTTAACTGCTTTTGATGCCACACTTTTCTTGCCCACACAACCCCACGCCTTTCTGCTTAAATCGTTTGCACAAGGTGGGTTAGCACATTTCTTAATGCCACTACTTCTAGCGCAGTAGTTGTCACCCTTTGGTGTTCCAGGAGATATGCTATACCCTTTAGCCCCGAATGAACGAGTCTTACCATTTATGGTTGCCGTATATTTCTTTGCAGGACTCTTTATCACAACCCCGTTCTTGGCTTTTTGGGAGCCAATTTGGTTCTGCATAGCTTTTAGTGAAGCCATAATCATGGGATTGATATTCATGCTGATTTAGTTTTTGTAAAGTCTTGGAAGTAGTCTCATCAACAATGGTTGCTTACTCCATCCCCCTTGCCGTCTTGGCTTCATAAACTTTGGACCTTTTTTTGGTGCTGTTTTTTCAGCCGGAGTTTTTTCAGCCGGAGTTGTTTCACCAGTTGGTTTTTCTTCACCAGTTGGTTTGTTTTCAACTGTCGGCTTTTCCTCTACATCTGGAGTAGGTTTTGTTTCAGGAGTTGGTTCTGGCTTTTCAACTAGTTTTGGCTTTGGCTTATATGAAGGGGGAACTGAATCAGGATAATCTCTATGCTTTAGTTCTTTTTCTTCTTCCGATGACTCACTCCACGGTTTTACGGCAATTGGATCGTATGATTTTAATTCAACTGTATCTAAAGACATTAAGCCTTGATCAGTATTTCTATTTTTATACTTTTTTTCAAATTGAGGTTGTATCCTTTTATCATATAAAGGCACAGGTGCTTCGGTATTTAAAACACCAGAAGAACTTTCCATTTGATATAATTGATTATTGTTTTTGATTTTTCTGTATTTGTCTTTTATGTCTTTTGCATCAACTTGTGTTCCTGGACTTTTTCCTTTTGGCGTTGGTATTATTATATCTTTTTTTGTAAGAAAGTTTTTATAATCTTTATCCAAATCTTTGCCAATATCTCCTTTGTATGGTTTTTGATTTTCTAAATCATATTTTTTTTCGTTAACATAAAAGTTATCAACCAAATTCTGTTGATTAAACACATCCAAACTATCCTGAGTTGTAGCCCTATTAGGATTTGGAGCCACCAATACTTTTTTTGTAGGGCCTGATGGAGTGGGAGTTGGTTTTTTCACCAAGGGCGCTATCTTCTTTCCATCCCCCGCCTTTTGGGTCATTGCTGACATTGGTTGTTTGGCCATAACAGGGACTTGCATATTTACCCTTGTATTATCAACAGGCATCTTAGGAACGGCTCTGTCAATTACAGAAGAATAAAAAGGACTCATGCCTTTTTTGATACGTTGCGTTGCGTGTTGATATGCTTTTTGTACAATGGCGTTGCCCATAGCATCCTTGCCTATTGGTAAATCCTTGTCTGCCTTTTGTAGCACATACGCAATCTCCTCTTTGCTCAATCCTGGAACTAAAGTTGGAATGTCCATTTCCTTTCCCATTATAGGAACACCAACAGAATACTCAGTTACGTCTTTCCCAGATGGTGATTTAAGCACCCCTAAAAAACCAACATCCTTCATTGTTCCATTTGGCCTGATCATATCTTTTCTCACCGGAGTTATAGGACGAACTTGAGGTGGTTTAATTGCGGTGGCATCCGGCCTAACAATTGTCGTATTTTTCAAATCTCTTTTAAAAGCAGGATTAGTCACTTGTTTAGTATTTGCCGACAGTCCTTGTCCTACTATTTGTCTTTTTAATTGACCAAACGCATCTCTTGCTTTTGGGTCTCTAAGATATGCCTCTTTTACGCTTTCAAAATATTTTGCATTTTTAAAATCTTCTGGAGTTCCTTCAAACATTAAATTTCTAATTACTCCGTCTGTCCAGTTATCTATAAATGATTCTTTCCCATCTTGCTTGTCTTCATTTGACATTTCGTTCCATTCACCATCTATATCACCTTTAAAGTTTTTAATCAATGATTGCTTTAGTTGTTCCCTGCTTTTTGCATATTCTGGACTTGCGTCTTTCATCCCATGAAGCATATCCAACATAATACTTTGTTCATTGTTGTCTTTTGGATTATACAAGATTCCATGAGTGCCTAATTTGGGATGCGCTGCTTTAAAATTATTACCATAAGTAACAGTATCTTGAGTGGGAGAAAAATACTCAATACTACCAGCACCCGTGTTTTTTCTATTAAAGTTTGTATCTGCTTTTATGGTCGTTTCGCCAAGCTTTTTTAATCCCGGATATTTTGCGTAAAGTCTATTTAAATCAATATTTTTGTTCACCACAGGAGGAACTATCTTCACCCCGTCCTCGGCCTTGGCCGTCTTAGCCGCTTGCTTAAACTGGGCAGCCGTTGGCGCACCGGCCTCTCCGGGCTTACGCATACGCTCACCACTCCCTGCCGCTATTCGCTGCCGCTTGGCGTGGATGTTGGCGTACAGGCCGTCTCCTGCCTTTTGATTGTCGTGTTTGAACTCGGCAAGTGAGTTGACAAATTTGTCCACCATCTGGTGGTTTCCGGAATTAATGTATCCTTTCACCATAGAAACTTTATCCTTTGGGATGACGGCCATAATACCGTTGGATGATTTGATGAGGATTTCTTTGCCCTCTACTTCGAGTTTACCAGCCATATTAAATACTGTATTTATTCTGTTCAAAACTTTTTTTGCCAACGGGAGAAAACATAGTGGCTGTTTGAGGTTGGTTTACCGGCGCCACTTGTTTTGGTGCTGCTGTTTCTTTTTTATTAGCAGCAGATTTCAACATATCTTGAGCAATTTTTTGACTTTCGCTAATTGATTTAAGTTCTGAAGTACCGCCCTTAAAACCGCCACCACCATAAGCCACGGCAGCAATATTACCAGCCATTGGAAGGTAAGTACCAACTTGCTGTGCCAACTTACTATCTTTTGATCCCTCAGAAATACCTGCACCAAGTCCTTTTGCCGTTTGTTGTATTGCGGTTCCGGTAGCCCCTCCTCCGGTTAAAACTCCGCCTGTAATAGCGCCAGCAGCTGTTCCGTATCCACGAATAGAGTTCTGCTCACGCTTCTCATCTTCTGAATTATTTCCAACATTTTGAAGGGCATCATAACCCATGTCAGTAAACTGATCAGTTGCACCCATTGAAACTGTGTCAAGAACTCCCTCTCCGGCTCCATAAGCACCGGCTGCTACGTTTTTCCAGAACCTTCCGTTCTTGGCAATGTCATCAGCATCTTTTGTGCCGTCTACCTTTCGAACATATCCATTTCCAACTTCAAGGTTAATGCCGCCATTAGCGTGGCTCTTGCCCTTAAATTCTTTCATTACTTCCCATTTACCACCAGGAGTGAAAGAACCTCGTCTATTGTTTTGCACATTTTTTAGTGCGGCCATAACCTTTGGATTGTTCATAGTTACGCTTGAAGTCTTAGGTTGACAAATCCCACTCCCACAGATTCCACTTCGGCCATAAGGTCGGCATATTCGCCCACAGCCTTTCGTTGAAATTTGATGTATTTCTGGATGTCTACTTTGAGTGAGTTGCTCTCGGCTTTATCATATGCTTTATCATACTTCTTCAACAGTCCTAGTTCTAGGTCGTAGGAAGCCATAAGAACGCCCTCAACAGACTCATCTTTGAACACCACCTCTTTTGTTGATGGCACTTCAATCTCAAAGCCATAGTCGTTGGCTATGTCTCTCCAGCCAATCCAATGCTCTAGTTCGTTTGCGGATTCCGCTTCATAGAACTTCTGGAAGCCTTGTAGTTGTTTTGTCTGGGAACAAGCAGCAGCGTACAAATAATGCCTGTTGGCGTATAGTTCTTCGGCTGCCAGACTTTGAATCAGGTCTTGGTCGGAGATGCAGATGATTGCCTTTTTCATAATGGGGTAAAGGTAAAAACTTTTTGTTTAAAAATAGGGTGATTTAACCTACGGACAGTCAATCTTAATTAACCCTTTGCTTTCCATTTCCTTGAGCATCTTCTCTCCGTTGCGATGAATGTCTTCCATGCGCTTGAACTCTTCAGGGCCAACATTGTCTTTTAATTCTGCCCTAGCATCTCGGCCAGCTTCGCCCTTCATTTCAAACTGTTTTCCAAAAACAATGCTTCCGGCAATCAGATCAGTAAACTCCTCTAGTGTCAAGTCTTTGATTGGCTTAGTTATCCCAAGCTTCTCTCCAATCTTTTTCCACATTCCATTTAGCCAATCCAAGAAATCCTTTCGCTTGGACTCAGTTAGTTGCTTGCCCTTCTCTCCGATGGCCTGTGCTAACGCTTCTTCACTTGCGGCGGCACCTTCAAGCCCTAATGCTTTGGCGTTGTCCATGTAAGAAGTATTCTGGATCAACTCCACTCCCTTGGCATGAAGTTCCGGTGCGGCTTCTTTTAGCAACGGCATAAAAATATGTCCGGCTAATTCATGGATAGGCGTTTCGGCATTGGTTGTAGCAGGGTCAATCCACACCTTGTAAGAGCCGTCTGGTTGCGGTTGAACGAAGCCCAGGATTGTGCCTTTGGCGTCTTTCATGAACAATGGCACAACCTTCCCTCCTTCTTCTGACTCATTGTTTTCTGCAAATTTTGATGGGGCAAATGGAGACTTTTTCTTGTATGTCAAATCCATCCACTTCAACTTTTGTTGCATATCCAATGGATCGTAGTCCTCAAACATACGTTCAACGCTTTCTCTCGCTGCTTGCAACCCCTCATCATAACTAAACTCATCTTCATCCAAGAAATCTTGATATGCACCATTAGGATCATTTTGCTTTAAAAACTGAACCATTTGTTCCAAAGAATATCTATTTAGATTCTCTAAAATATCTCTTGGTTTTGCTGCTACTAATAAATCGGTTTCGGTTAATGGGATACCACTTGGCTCTAATGGCCCTCGCATATACATCGTGTTCTTGTCCGTATCCCCAAACTGTTTCTTCAAACGCTTGCTTTCCTCGTATATCTTTCGGAATTCCGGATCAGACAAGTTCGTTTTGTTCTTGTAGCTGTCAATCATATCGACACCTCCAAAGGTGCCTCCATCAGAATGATATGCTTTACCATCTTTATATCCCCAGTTTCTTGGTGCAGTAAAATCGGGCCATAGGACATCATAACTCATGATGTCTTGCAATCCATATTTAGTAAGCACATCTTGAAGTTTTGAAGTTTTGTTATCAAAATCTTTCTGACTGAACGCAGACAAGTCGGATAACATTTTTCCTGCTGTTGTCTTACCTATTACATTGCCATCTTCATCAAATGTTTCTACAACATCCGCTGCTTTCATTTTGGGCGTGTTTTCCGCAACAACATAATTCAAGCCTCTTTCAAATACTTCTGGAATAATTCCCTTTAAATAGAAATCGCCTTCGTAAATGTTCTGGGTCAATCCTCTTGCTGTTTTGGCAACCTTTAGAACTTTGCCATCGCCCAGGTTATACACATCCCTGTCGCTTCCGCTGCCAATTTTCTTTAGCTTAGAGAAATCAAATCGCCCTCTTGCTACCTGGTCAGTATCGTAAGCAAAACCTATTGGCTTGCCATCTCTTGTTTGGAAGCCAGCGCCTATGCTTTGTCTACTTTCAAAAGCATCAAATAACACTATTTGTTGATCCCTTGCTACGTCTTCGGTTTCTGCAAGCAATGTTGCTCTCCTTTCTTCCGGAGACATTTTTAACCGATTTTCAACATTTCTAGATTCTACTTCTCCGGCAAGTTTTGTGTATCCTGTGTAAGAAGAAATATTGTCTCTTTGAAATATTTTGGGAAGATTTTGTTCTAATAAAAAATACTCTTTCCAGTCTATTTTTGATAATGCTTTATTATGAATATCTAAATTTTTTTTTGTTTCTCTTTTGCCCTTTGAATTTTGCCATATGTTTTTAAGTTTATGGACTTCTGCCATTTGATTTTTTATAACCTCAAGCCTTCTTGCAATTGTTAATTCATTACCTCCAGAAGCAAACCCTTCTTCATCTTGTATGACGTGTTGAATTTCGTGAATCAAAGCAGACCTAGCTTCTTTCATTGTTCTTCCAGAAGCATAGATTGTATTTTCTTTTGGGAAATAAGCACCAGAATGCTCTGCGTCAGACCCGTAATAAAAAACATTTACCTTTACATCTTTAAGGAATGGATACGCAGCAAATATTTCAGGAGCGTCTATAAGGACATCTAAAGAAGGAGGGCCATCTCCTTGATATGAATTATATCGTTTTGTGTTTATTTTTATGTTGTCTGGTATTTCATACCTCCACTTCCCATCAACTCCTTTTTCCCATCCAGTAGCCATTCGGATAGCTTTGGCATCTTTGCCAGCCTTTTCCATTTTTTTAGCAACAGACAAGTCTTTCAAAATAGCATCGGCGTTATTCATCCGAGCAACACCAGTTTCTCCGACTATCTGAAACTTATTGCGAGAATCGCCAACTATCTCCGCCGCTTCTTCATCGCTAATAAACTTGACTTTTGCTTTGAGTCCTAGTTTCTTTAAGGCCGCATTAAACGCCTTCCTGGTTTTCTCGATGAATGGGTTGGGCTTGGCTTTTGGAGCGGGGGCTTCCTCCTTTTCTTGCTGCGCCAACAAGTCGCTTATTGGCTTGTTGAATTTATTGTATACTTCATCATAAGCGGCCCTGTCTGCATCGTTATTAAGCTTCTTTCTATCCACTCTGCCATCTGCTCCACGGTACTTGTCTGCATTCTTTATCTTGCTGTCAAGTTCCGCTTGCTCTTTGGCTCGGAGGTCGGTGATTTGATCGGCTAGTGAGGATGGGGTGGCAGTTGGTGATTTTTTTGGAGTTGGGAGAGATGTGTTTAACGGAGCATCTATTTGATTTCCACCAATCCATTCTAACTGACCTTTTTCAATTATTTGCCAATTACCATTTTTATCTTTTTCCAGTTTTGCGGGAATTGTAATTTTAAAATCTTTTGCACCAGTTACTCCTTTAAAAGCAAAAGCTTTTGCAAGCCCAGTCAAATTTGAAAGCCACTCGTCAAGTGTAGATTTATTTGACTCTACCGTTGCGGTAGCTTTGTCCCCATTAATAGATAATTTATAATCTCCAAAACGGCTTTCGCTTTTTGTAGTTTGACCTCCCAAGGGCGACAAATATTCAACAGTACCACTACCGGTTGGTTCAACGGCTACCTCGGCAGCCCCTTGCTGTGCTGGTTGAGTTTGCTCCACTTGTGGTAATGGAACGGTAGCGGGTTGTGCTTCGGTAGTGGCAGTTGTCCCACCTTCATTAGATGCGGGAACCACTCCGGCATCAATAACAACATTCTCTGATCCTGTTGGACTGACCACTCCTGCGTCCACATTAGGGCTGCCAGTTCCTGCGTTAGTGTTGTCATTGGTTTGCTGTCCATTGTTTATTACCCAACCATCACTTAAAACACCTAAAAGGCCCCACGGATTATTTGTCCCGTCTTCTATTATTTTGTTTCCGTCCCACGTCCCCGTTCGCTCTCTTTCTTGAAAAAATGTTAATTTATCTCCTACCGACAATTGCTTGGCAACCAATTCAGGGTCGTTTACTAGACTGCCTTTTCTCTGCAATCCTGTGCCGTCTGAAATCCTTTCTGTGTCTTTTAATGTAAAAGTCTTACCAACGCTTGAATTAGGTTGCTGCTTATTAGCCTCCAACTGCATCTGCACCATTATCCGATAGTTCGGGTCTTCTGGCAAGTCCTCCAACGTCATTTCGCCATTCCTCACCGCATCAGCATCCTCTTGCACACCGGCCAACCTTTCCGGATCAACCTGCCCTTGCTTGAACGCATTCAGTTCGTCGTCGGTGACGGTGACGTATTCTACGACAGATGCTGCTGGTTTAGCAGCCTTTCCTACCATATCTACTTTCTCTATCAATGATTTGTACTCACCAGTCCCCATGTTAGAAGACATACCGCTTAATTTCACACTTCTATCTTGAATCAATTGTTGAAAGTCAGGCGTGTCAAGCATTCTTGAGAACTCCGCTGGCTTGTAGAAGTACGTACTTCCATCCGACAATCCAACCGAAATCAGTTCTGCATTGCCGGTTTTTAAGAAGTTGTCAAATGCCGACTGTGCTTCTTTAATAAGTTGCGGATCCGCACTGGCTTTTGCTTGTTCTAGGTCATTAAATAGTATACCTCCAATTTTGGCTCCGGTTCCATTAAGGCCAAGTTTCTTAGCTTGCGGCGACCAGGTATCATAGTTGTTTATAAAACCTGATAGTCGTTCATTTTGCTCTGGGGTTATTTTGCCATCAATAAACAAACTGCCAAGCATTGATTTTGCAAAAGCAGCTCCTTTTTCGTTGTGTATTTGAGCAAAGAATTGTGCTTGGTTTTCATCGTTTAACTCGGTAGACAAAACTTCTTTTGCCCGAAATGCTTTCACTGCCCGGTCGGCAAAGTTCTTTTCAATAATATCTCTTCCTCCTTGAAATAAATGTGGCGCACCACCAAGAATGGCAATGGGTGCCATTTGTAATCCGGTATCAAGAATATGTTCAATGGTTAGTTCTTTGAATGTATCCTTTAGGCGTTCTCCTGCCAAAATACTTTTTTCTTGAGCGCCTTGAACAGATTCAGTATAGGTTTCTGTGACCATTTCTAATCCGGCTCCAAAGGCTGTTCTTCCTAAAACACCTGTTAGCCCAGGGACTCCTTTTAATGCATTTGCAAAGAATGGTAAACTACCAACTACGTATGCTGGGTAGTTATAAAGATTACCTTCAAAAGCATCTCTGGCCGCATTTCCTGCATCAACGGCACTGCCTGTTTTATCAAGCATTTGCTTGTATATTGTACCAGAAATATCGGCAGACTCAGCCATCATATCGGCAAATCCGGTAAGCATTAATCTTACTGCTAGTGGTACTCCGGCTCCTTGCGTAGCCGCCGCAGTGGTTGCACCGACTATAAGGCTTGGCACCATTCTACCAAGAATATCTCCCGTGCCGTGTGCAGCTTTTATAGGGTCAAGCCAGTCTTCTTTAGTGGTTACTGCTATGTTTGATGGATGGTAATTGTTGGATATCACATCTCCCAATTGAGCAACTTTTCCTAGCCCAAAGGTTGTAGCATATCCAGAAACTCCGGCACCAAAGCTTGAAATGGTTGAGTTGGCAAGTTGATTCCAGAACCCAAGACTTTGGTCGTCGGCAAACTCTTTCAAGTCTTTTTCTTTCAATACTTTGGCATACGCTTCTTTGTATGCGGCTTTTATTTTCTCAACTGTTTCTGGGTTTGTCTTGTACTGCTTTTTAACGGCTTCTAGTTCTGAGTTGATTTTAGCGTTTGCCAATCCAACAATTTCGGTGGCTTCTCTTTTGTAACGCCTGTTAAACCTGGTACTGGTTTCGTTTAAAGCGTTCGTGTATTGTTGAAAAGCATTGGCGTATTTTGCACCGTACTTTTGTTTAGCTAGTGCATTTATCCGTTGCTTTTTCTCTTCTAATTTTTTAGGATCATTAAACAATTCATACTCTTTGTCACGAGCCGCAGTGGCTTGTATAACGGTCATTTTGTTGCTATTGACTAACTGCTGGTATTTCTCGTGAATTTGTTTTGCAGTTTGTTTGTCTTCTGCAATAATGGTCTTTCTTAGAGCATCTATTTCTGGATCGGCGGCACTTTCTTTATTCAAGTCCGCTACCAGCGTTTTATAATCTTTTTCGTATTGGCTTGTTATTGCCTTTTGTTCTACGTTTAATTGGTCTGCAACAACCTTTTGTTCTATCTCGGCTTGTGTTTTAAGACCTTGTATTTTGGTGTTTTCTTTTACAACTTTTTCAAACTCTTTTTGAGCAAGATTTTTTGGAGTTTGGTTGCCAAGCAGACTGAATACTTCTTTTTCAACATCTGGCTCAATTTGTTTATGCTCAACGTAAGCTTTCATTTGGCTTGCTATTCGTTGTTGGGCATATCCAGTTTCGGGAAGACCAGATTTTTTTGCTATTTCTCTGGATAGATTTTGAATTTTATCAAGTGATACAATTCGTTTTTTAGTTGATGGATTGTAGTCCATAAACTTTGACTCATCAGCGTTTTTGTAGGCATCATCTATTATTTTATCAATAGTCGGCCCTGCTCCCAAAAGTGATTTTTCTGCGTTTGTTTTTAACCCAGGAATTTCTTTTGAAAGCTTCAATTGGGTGCCGAAGTCGTAATCACCGTATTGCAATCCTTGTCCAGCTGCCTTGGATTGTTTCTCTAATTCCTGGTATTGTTTATCCGCATCTCTGTATTGAGTTTGAGCCTCTTCGTATGCTTTTAGCGGTGATGGATTAACGGCAACTTTTTTACCTTTCTCAACTCCGGTTTCATTTCCAAAGAAACCTTTAACGCTTTTAATGGCCGAGGTAACAAATGGGATTACTCCAAATACCGTTTTTTCCGCAGAAGTAATAAACCGATCAGCTTTTTTTTCCTCTACGGGTTTGACGGGCTGCGGTTCTTTCATTGGCGTCACCACTTGCTGACGAGTCATGTCGGTAAGCGAAGTACCAGTTTTAGGTTGTGAAGCTGGAGGTTCTTTTCGGTTTTTATCAACAGAAGCAATATCCCATTTCATGTTTGGGTGAAGTTGCTTCAAGTTTTCAATTCTTTCTTTAAATGGTGTAATGGTTGTGCCATTATAACTAGATGAAGATTCTGCAATACCAAGATTGCCGTCTTTATCTCTGACAACAAATCCAATATGATCAATTCCCTTGCCTTCAATATCCATGACAATTATGTCACCGTCTATTGATTTGTCTACTGGGATATTTTTGGTTTTGGCTGAACTATAAAGCTTTGCTGCATTTGTTGTATTTGGATTGTATTCAATCCCCTTTATTTTCAAAACGTGGCACACAGCCCCACTACAATCAATGTCTTTTCCTTTTATGTCTTTTGCTCCGTATCGATATTTATCATCTGGAAGAGTGTCGGAAAATTGTTTTGCTGTCGGACTATCAAACAAACCTTTATAGTTTGGCAATGCTGCCACACCTTCTTTTTGAGGAGTAGCCGTTGGTACGTTTGTTATTGGCCGTAACAATTTAGGCACCACCGAAGATGCTGTTTGTGTTTCTGTGCCAACAACAGGTGACTGCGATTTTTCTTTACTTTGAATTTCTTGCAAGAAATTGCCCCGTTGCCCAAATTGATTAAATGAATTTGGTTGTCCAAACTGAGGTTGTGCTGGTTGGTTTGGCTGGGAGATTGTAGGCGTCTGAACAGATTGTGATGGGGCTTGTGGGGTGCGAAGACCTTTTCTAATCCAATATTCATCAACCCCAACCGGAGTTGCTAGGTCATAATCTACCAAATCCTGATACAAATCATCTTGAACTTTTTTATCAACTACAAACTCCCTAAATTGACCATAAGTCATTCCTTGGTAATCGTCTTTCAACCCGTTTGTCTCACGGATTGCGTCGTATACTTTGCGAAGTTTATCTTCCATTAGTCGTCAGTTCTTTTTTTGTTTGAAATTGGTTTTGGGGCTGTTTTTTTTCTTAACGCACCCGCTCTCGACTTTGCAAGCTTCTTCTCTAATTCTGTTCTTTCGGTTGCATAGAATTCATCTAGCTTGCCTTTTTCGGCTGCATCGTAAGTAGCGGCTATATTGGCAGCCGATCCTCGCCCCATAAATCCTGCCTTTCCAGATTTGAGTGGATTTTTAACCGCTTCTTCCGTAGTGGTAGATGAATAACCACCTTGTGTATTTTGCCCTTCCGTTGACCTTTCCGACTCTTGCAACATTTGTGGGACAACTGAAAACCCTTCTTCTATTCGAACATCATCTTTAGTAACGTAGCCTAATAAATTAGTTGGAATCTGTTGGTTTTTCCTAAAATACATTTTGCCAATAGTCAAATCTTTATTAGCTACTGGCCTAACCATAGCTTCTATATTGGTTAATTTAACCGCATTTTCTACTTGACGATTACCGCTGGAAAGAGCATATTTTTTTGTGACTTTATCTTCAAAGCCAGATTCAACCGTTTGACCTTTACTATTTTTTGTGTATTTTTTTACTTTTGTTACTTCATCAATTTCACTAGGGCTATTGCCAATATCGGAAAGAACAAGGGTGCCTTGAACAGTTATATCTGGCGCACTTTTGGATACTACTGAAAGAGGAAGTGAATTAATTGTTTCTTCTGTGTAGCCAAAGTCGTCTTTGTCGTGGTATAACTTTCCTCCTGCTTCATAGTTGTAATTCCGAACTGTTTTTTGCTGAGTTCCGCCAACAACTATTTTGGGTGCTGCCCCTTTTCCTCCTCCTGTTTGCTTGGTCGGAGTCTTGTCTGTTTTTCTAACAAAATCAAAGCTAGGGAATATCTGTCTGAGCGATGCTTCTTTTGCTTCGGGTTCAGCCATTCCTCCTTGCGTTTTAATAGCAACATACCCTTCAAACAATTTCTTTCCTCGTGCATCAGCCCGGACAATTTCTTCGGCTTTGGTTACATCCAAATTACCGTTTTCATCGCCAATATCTTCGTATTTGACTGTGTAGCCTGTTCCGTCTGGCCTACTTAGTTGAAATTGTTTTGTTCCAACTACTTTTTTAATTAGTCGTGAACCAACCATAGGTGCATTGTAAACAGACAAATCATCATATGTCTTATTAACAACTTGAGTTGGATTGTATGGTTTGTTATTGGCATTTTCATCCATAGTCTGATCAGCCAGATTTTTAGTCATTGCGTTATGATACGCATCCCGGTTAATCTCTGGATCAGCAATGTCTTTGTTGTATTGATTGGATATGACTTTGTCAGCAGACTTAGCTTCTGCCATACGCCTATTTCGCAAAGCAATAGCATTAGCAGCTTTTTGTGGGTCTTGAATGGTAATGTAACTCTCTCTCCACGCATCATCCCACTCCGATACTGCCGGACTGTAAAAGCCAGTTTCATCTGACTTCATTGCCAGCTTATCCAGAAAATCCTTATGCCGATCTTCTTTTAATTTGGCTTGTGCATCTGCTCTGGCTTTGTTTAAAGCCCTAGTGTTGGCCATTTGATCCATCCGTGCGGCCATAGTCTCAACTGGTCTGTTGTTCCAGATGTAAGCGGCCCCGCCTTGTCCTTGTGGTACGTCTACTGTTGTCATGTTAGTCTTGAGCGCCCCATGTTTGTTCAACCAAATTAACAATAGAAGCCGGAGAAAGATTCAGGAATCGGCGTCGCATTGCTCGTGTTTCAACGACCAAATCAAGTTCGTATGTCCTGTATGCAGGGTCTTTGCGGAACTTGAGGTAGTGGTATATCATGTACGTTTTCATTGCTTGAATGCAATAAGGATGCACAACGGTATTTTCGTTGTGATCCATACAATCGGATAAATATTCCAAATAAAAATTGAGTAAGTCAATAACCGGTGACAAACGAATTACTCGCCTAACCGTGTCGATTGAAAACTCTCCTAAGTTATCACCATTGCCAAAAGCCTGGATGCGGCCACTACCACCTGCTCCATAGCCATAAAGATACTGGAACTGAACATTACTGCCAGTTTGCAGAAAATTGTAGAGGTTGATGTTGGCGCTAGCCGATGGCAAATTCTGGGTAGAAACCCCTTGTGCCATTTGGTAGTTGTACGACAAAAGTTTGATGCCTTCTTTGTACTGAACAGCCGCCTTTGACCAATCGATGTAATCAACCGGAAGAGGGATGACCCGATTTGGCGGGATGTCAAAGCGTTGCGTTTTAATGGTTGGCTTGGTATCATTGTTGATTTCCCGAAGGAAGTCAATGCCAATTAAAGACAGCTTTAAATGCGTGTTTGGATGGAGGTCATGCTGAGTGATTACCTCGTTAATGATGTTGGTAACAGTCCCTGAGTATGTCATAGGTTCGGATTGTTATCGGTTACCATGTCTGTTTTAATTCCGACTTGAAGTCTTGCCCAAGGTAATATCTTTTCAATTATCAAGGCTCCGTACATATCATTAGTGGTTGCGTTGTTGACGGCAAGTTGCACGTACACACTTATAAGCTGATTGGTAGCATCGTAACACGGGTCTAGTATAATCAACTTGCCAGACTGAACCGTATAAAAATACGAAGCAGTTGCTTGATAAGCACTGCCCGATGCGTTAGCATATGAATTACCAGGGAGGTATCGAATCGGGTACATAGTATTGTCCCGAATGTAGTAAACATTCAATATCCCTTTGTCTTGTGTTAATCCAATATAAGATGCTGGCAATGGGCATAGTTTTTCGCTTTTGATTTTACCAGCAGTAAGAACAACAGGGTATTCGACCGTGTATTCACCTCCAAGAAATTGCCTGTTATCCGACTGAATTCCGTTTATTAGATTTTGCATACCGGTAATGCTACCGGCAAGGGTAATCTGATACTCAAGTTCAGCTAATTCGATTTTGGATTCAATGGCGGGATCACCACCAGAAACCATTCGCAATATTTGTTCGGCTAACTTACTCATACTGTTCTAGTGGTTAATTGTGATGCCTCTCCAAATATGTTTGCGTTGCCCACATTTATTCCCATGTACTGTAAGGCTCTTGTCAAAAGCGGCGTAAGGGCGTCATAGCCCCATTCCAGGTCGGTGCTAAGTGCTGGGTCAAACGCTCCAGCTGTATAAACAATTTCACATGGTGCCGGTGTTTGCAAGTACTTGATTGGCACAGACAAAGGCGTTGGATAAACGGCAATATTAAAGTTTGGGTAGTAGCTTCCTATGGGATGGTCTTCAGTAGGAGGCACCAATGTTGATTTCAGCCGTGGCCCGATTTTGTTGTCCGGCAAAATTTTAATTTGGCTTTCTACATCTGCGTAAACGGCATTTTCAAGCTTTATATCGTAGAATTCTCTATTTACGTCTAAAACAGTATTGCAATCCCATACAGTTGTGCCTATGTTTGTAACCACGGAAGTCGCCACAAGGCCTGTCTTATAAAACATCGATAGGAGTGAATTTTCCAAAGATGTTTCCTGGAAATTCTGAGGTGTAAGATTGGAACCAGTTGCACGAACCCGAACCGGTCCGGCCAATTCCTTGAAATATTGGAGTTGAACCAGATTAATAAATACGGTCTTTTCGCTAGGGTTTTTGTAATACTTCCCTGCGTTCGGAACCTTATTTAAAGCATTATCGAGATCAGCAAGTAACATTATTATTTATTTATGCAAACATATTCAATTGCCGGAACAATCTCAAAGATTTTTCCCGCTACCAGAAACGGTCACGTTACCATTATGGTACGTCCAAGCAACTGCCCACACGAAATCGGGGCTAAAATTTCACCGGAAAAGGCATACTACATAGCCGATAGCGCCGTTGGAGACATTGTGGCCGTACTAGGAACGCCAGTGTATATCTCTACAAATCAAGGACTTCTATTAGAGTTTTTGAAGGTTGCGTATATTTCAAAAATACATTCTGGGCTTCTTCAAACGAATAGCACAGATAGTAAGCATACCCTTGCTCAATCAAGCGGGTCATTGCCACAAGCTGTTCTGGAGTCTGTTTCTTTCCCGGCAGTTTAAACTCAATTGTTAAAGCATGGTAGTCTTTGTTTGGGACCATTATAAAATAGTCCGGCACTCCCGCCACCACTCCTTTGGCCTTTTTGATTGTACCACTTCCCGTTCCCTCGTTGTAGGGATGGAAGCACAACCGACGCAAATCTGGTCGGGTATTCCACAGCCAGGTATGAAAATCACTCAGTATTCTATCTTCGCTTAACTCCATGAGGCCAATACTACGAAATTATCAATCTGGAGCAAAAGAAAACATACGAAATGCGTTTTCTGCTGGACGAAAAAGAGTCGTTTTAAGATCAGAAGTAGGATCAGGTAAGACCGTGATGTTTAGTGACTTGTGTTATGATGTCATTCAAAAAGGCAAGTGCGTCATGGTTGTCTGCAATCGGCAGAAGCTAGTGCGGCAGTCTGCTAAGACATTGCGGGCTTTTGACCTCAATCCATACATTCTTATGCAGTCAGGTATGCCACCGGTAGGCACTAAATTGATAGTGGCGTCTGCTGATACGCTCCGGCATCGTACATGGCCATCCTGGATTGACATGGTTGTCATTGATGAATGCCATCTTGCTTCGTTTACAAACGTGTTGGAAAAGGCCGTGGAATTGGGCATATATGTTCTTGGTGTTTCTGCCACTCCAATTCCAAACAAGTCAAATCGGTTGCATGAGTTTTATCAACAAATGATTTGCACTAAGCCCACAATCGACCATATACGAGACGGTGAGTTGGTTATGGACATCTACGTCAAAGCTGATACAAGCGTTGACACAACGGGCCTTAAGACCCATTCCTACGCATGGGGAAATGATTACTCGTCCAAGGATTTGTTTGCCCTATTTGACCGGCCAAAAATCTACGATGGCATGGTGGCAAATTATCTCAAGTACGCCAAATTCAAAAAAGCCGTTTGCTTCTGTGCATCGGTAGAACACTCCAAGAAATCTGCCGAAGCGTTTCGGGCGCATGGTATTTCAGCTGCTCACATTGATGGGGCGGATCCGGAAGAAATCCGAGAGAAAGTACAAGCAGACTTTGAAGCTGGCAAGTATCACGTTCTTTGCAATTGTGCTATCTACACATTCGGGTGGGACTGTCCTGCCGTAGAAGTGGTAATTGTGAATCGTGCCACCGCATCCTACGAACTTTGGAGGCAAATGATTGGCCGTGGTGCCAGACCGTATGGTGAGAAGGAATACTTTCTGGTTATTGACCAGGGCGGCAACAAAGACCGGCATGGTAGTTTGTCTTGCGAGGTGCAGTGGAACTTAGATGCACCAGACAAAAAGAAAAAGCTAAAGAAGGGCGTTGCCCCAATGAAAGCTTGTTCTAATAAGGATTGTGGTTGTCTGATTCCAGTTCAGTCTACAGTTTGCCCAATCTGCAAGACTGCTCAACCTACCAAAAAAGCGGCAGGGTTATCTGAAGCAGAATTTATTCTGGAAGTTCCAGATGCCATTTCACCGACTCCAACGATGGTTTGGCCGAAAAGAGACTCGTATAAAGGCGATTTAGACTTCATTGCAGCCTGCATTGATTTTGCAGCTACAAAGAAATATCATGCAAATTTTGCTCTCAATATGGTCATTAAATCAGCCGCTAACGAGGCAGAGAAAATTGAATTAATGAAACAATACGCCAAAGCAAAGCACTATAAGCAAGGTTGGGTTTTTCAAAATAAACAACGATATGCAGTATAAACAATTAGCTGAGACTTGTTTTGCGTATGGCATCCGGGCTATCCCTTGTGCTGGTAAGATACCGTTGAAGGACAAGGGCTACCGTGACCTAATTGTTCCGACTGCCATTGTTATGCCGGATCACGGAGAACCGGATGGTCTAGCGGTACTTTGCGGCCCGATTTCCGGAGGATTTATGTGTATTGACTTTGACATGAAGAATGGCGATGGTGAGGATTTCTACGGGGAATATATGACCCTTGTTAAAGATGATAGCCCACGGTTATTCTCTAAGTTGACTTGCTCAAGAACTCCGTCTGGCGGGTATCATATCTATGTTTTTATTAATCAGACAATAGGAAGCCAGAAGTTAGCCAAAACTGAAAACAAAAAAGACTTGATTGAAACCCGTGGTGATGGCGGTTATTGTCTCATACCGCCGTCAAAGGGTTACACTTGGGAGCAAGGAGGATTGACTACTGTTAGCCGCATAACGGAAGAAGAGTGGAATTACTTGATTAGTCTGGCACGTTGTTTTAACGAACACGTACCGGAAGAAACGCCGGTGTATGAACCCAAGGGTTTGCCAATCGCTGGCGATAGCCCACTCAACCGATACGATGCCGATGCCGATCCGTGTGCTATTTTGGCTGAGTTAGGGTACAAGCAAATTCGTGGAAGCCGCAGCCAGGTTCACTTCAACCGTCCCAATGCCCGTAACAAACATGGGATAGATGCCACTGTCTACATGGACAAAAAGCATATTCACTTCTGGTCACCAGTTTCCAATGCCAACTTGCCAGACACCGAACGAAACTACAAGCCTAGTCAGTTCCTGGTGTTCACAAAATACAATGGTGATTTTTCTGCGGCTGCCAAAGAACTTGCAACCTTGTATTCTATGGAACCGGTTGTGCAGAACAACGCCACAACCGCAAAACCCGTCCGCCCCCCAGAGGCTACCATTGAAAAGGTGAAAGCATTGCAGCCATCCTGGCGAATGGAGCCTTGGACGGAACAAAAGAATCGGACTGGGGTGGCTATAACAGATGACTTGTTAACAGAGGCATACGAATACTTCTCCGAACTCAACCCAGAAGAGGTACGTGAGTACATCATCAACTACTATCGTGAGAACAGAGACTTCCACGGCTTTGAGCAAATCAAAAATCCGTATGAGCGTTTGGAACGGTATATCAACGGTCATTTTGTGATTAGGAGAAACGTAGTAAATTTCACTACCCAGATATTAAAAAAGCCATCGTTGGATGCCACCGGGTTTGACGAGAACTCCATTTGGAATCTGTGCCGGAAGTCTGGCATCAAATGCAATATGGCAGAGGTCAAAGCTTTTGTCAACGACCCAAGACACTTTGTGATTCACGATCCGTTCAAAGAGTATTTTATTGACCTTCAGAAGACCCACAAGCCCATAGATTTTGATGCCATTGCAAAGCTAGCAACCTACATTCGGACTGACCATGCGGACTTCTGGCAGGTAATGTTCCGCAAGGCTCTTATCCGGTGCGTGGCAGCTGCCATTGGTGGGTATGTGAACCGTGAAGCCATTGTGCTTTGTGATCCCAAGGAAAGGGCCGGAAAGACTAGTTTTGTGCGGTTCTTGAATCCGTGGGGAGAGAAGGAATACTATTGCGAAGAGGTTATTGTCAACCACAAAGATCAGATGTTCCGGATATGCCAGAACTTCATTTATCTAATCGATGAAATTGGGTCAGAACGGTATAACCACAAGACAATGGATTACCTAAAGCTAATCTTGTCCAAATCCAGTGTGAACGAGCGGAAGGTGTATGCGGTGGACACTAGTTTTATGGAGCGAAAGGTTTCCTTCTGGGGTACAACCAACTTGCCATACCTGTCGGCAGGGGAGAATACCCGGTGGATTTCAATTCCCATAAGTTCAATTGACCACAACTACAACAATTACATTACCGGATACCAGGAAGTAAACATTCACGATGTATGGCACGAAGCCTACACGGCTTACATGAACGGCGAGGCTTTTGAACTCACGCCACAGGAACGTGATCAGCAAGAAGAACTAAATAAAGACTGGATTATTGGCAACGAAGCATTAGGCTTAGTGGATAGCTACGTGTACGTTGATGACCATAGTGTTTGGAGAACTGCCGAACAAATCATTGACCAGCTAGCTATTGCCAACCAGAACCTGACCAGACGCATCTCTGCCAAGAACCTATCGGAAGCACTCCGGGCAAGGGATGTCCCACACCAACACAAACCAAACGCCTTTGGGCATAAAGTTCACCAATTTAAATGCAGCGTATCAGTAGCTGCGACAACAGAACAATGAAAAAAGTAATAATCCTCCTAGCCAAAAACGGCGATATCGCTATGGTGGCTAACCATTACATTAAAAACCACCTTCAGGCTGAAAAGCCGGTCTGGGTGGTGTCGGCTCAATACAGTGCTATACTGCACGAACTGTACTCCGACTATTTTCACATTATAACATTAGAAATTGATGCTACAAAGCCGCTGCAAGCAGAGATAATTGCTCGTCGCAAATTTCCTTCGGCTAAAATTGCGGTTGTCCAGCAACATGGAGCCGATGAGCAAATGGAAGAAACACGTCTTTACAGAAATTTTCAAGAATATCAACTTTCCAAATTAGATGAACTATTTCGTTAATATTTACCTCGGAGGAGAATCGGCAAAAATAGCTATGCCCATTCTAACACTCGAAAACATCAAACGGGTAGCCGCTTCACAAGGGCTTACTCCAATTGATCACACATCGGCTATCAACCAAATACGTGGGTTTGCTAAGTTGCGTGACTACATCCTATCTCACCGTGGGTTATGGATATGCAACGATACTTTACCGTTGCACCTCTTTGTAGACGGCTTTCCACATCCCTACATTCAAATCAGCAGGGACTACGAATGGGCTTGTACTTACCCTAGTCCCAATTGCATTGGCATCCACACGCAAACCATGATTGAATCGCCCGAAGGGCAGTTAGAATTAGCCGCAAGCTTGCACAGGCGGCCTATCTTTATGTTGCCGGGCTACAAAACCGTCCACACGGTCAATGAGTACTCCCCATCTGACAACGACACCATTGCTCGTAATGGATTAGCAGTTGTTTCATGGAGTAAGATTGCCGCAAACGATATTCATTACAAATTCGACTTCTATATGGCCGAGGAACTGCCGTATGTTTGGTCGATATTTGAGGAAATGGACGAGATTGCAGAACCAGGCACACTCTGTTTGTTTACCAACAGGGATATTTGTCTAGTGCCGGAGGCTACTGCTATCATTCGGTCATTTATGACCAATCGAGGACTAAAACGGGCTTTTGGTGGCAGAGTAGACATCATTACCCAAAACAATTACGGGCATCGAGACCTGTATGGCGCACAACAATACGCTGGAATCGACCTATTTTGTTGGATTAAGGGCTATTTGCCTAAACCACATCCGGCACACCGGCAGTTACTGCTAGGAAGAGAGAGTTGGGACATTGCTTTTGCCCATTTATTTGGCGGCTTGGTACACAAAATACCCTACAACGTGGCCTACCACACCATCCATGAAACCAATTGGCAATCACCGCAAGGCACACTAGGGAACTGGCATAATAATATGCTCATTGGGTTAATAAACGAAAATATGACAGTAGGTTTACACGAAAAAAAATTCTCATTTTATGAAACTATATAGCACACACCCTCACGCTTCCATACAAATGGTAGCCGACCAAGCATTTCAAACCGCAATACCCTACCACGATGTAATGGTTGAAAGCGGAACCTACATTGGGCTAGGATCAACACAAATGCTAGCCAAGGTTCGGCCTAAAAGGTTAATTACCATTGAATCTGACTTTGAAAATTACCAACAAGCAGTAGCCAATCTGGCCCAATATGAGTTCGTAGAGCCGTATTGGGGACTTTCGGTTAACCGGGAAGAAGCATTGGAGTTTATCCACCAAAACGACTACTCTGGAGACTTTTACGTAGATAGTGAGAATCCAATAGCGTTCTACACGAAGGAAGTTGCAGTGCGTTGCTATGCCGAAAACCTGCTTACTACGTTGCTCACCCCGCTCGTTGACCAGAACCCGCTCATCCTGCTCGATAGCGCCGGTGGGATTGGGTTTCTGGAGTATAGCATTGTACGATCTATTATGGGTAACAAACCACACACGCTCATTTTGGACGATACGCATCATGTGAAGCACTATCGCAGTCGCATAGACGCCCTGACCGTATATAATGTCCTTTACGACAATCAAAAACACGGAAGATGCGTTCTAGCTATGTAACAACAAAAAAGGGACCTGTAATGGGTCCCCTTTTTTTGTGTTGTGCTGCGATTAGGTAATCGAGAACGACGCCCTTACCTGAGTTGGAGTCTGCAATACTTGTGTTCTGACCGTCTTGTTAGGGAAAGCCTGATACAAAAATTGAGAACCAAATTCAGTTCGTGCCTGGAGTGATCCCCAAAGAATTTTGGTATCATCAAATGCGACCTGTGCGGCGTCTGCTGATGCCACGCTGGCTACTGTGTTGCCGTTGGCATAACGAGTAGCAGTGAGAGTTTTAATTGCCATCTTACGAAGAGTGTTTAAGTTGGCCGGAAATTTAAGAAGATTTTAGTAATCTCGCAATTTTATTTTGTGCCGCAATCGCCTTTGCTCGGCTGCCACTATTCAACCGGATCCACCACCTCATGTCCGCCAATGTTGTCCAATGCCGTCTCAAACCAACTCTTCTCATTCTTAGCCCTCCAGGTTTCGTCCACGTTTAAGAGTAGCTGAAAGATGGCTTGGTGATAAGAATTCGTTTCACGGTCCATTCTATTGCGGTACTCCGCATTGAGGTTGTCCATCCCTGCGGACAAGGCTTTTGTTTTGAATTGTTGTTCTTCTGTCATAATGTTGCAATATTATATTCGATGTCCCATGTTCCCCACTTTCTTTCGACCAGACCAAGGATTTGCCACACGAGGGTCAAAGTTCCGGTAGCCCAGTTCTCGCAATTCGTCGCACTTAGCACGACAACCGGCTTCGGACAGGTTCTTCACCGTCAGATTCGGCAAGTGCTTGGTTCCCTTCGGCCCTTTGGCGTAGAGTGTGTATGTGGTCATCTTGGTATCGCTATTCGTATGTACTCATTGCCTAGTCTTCTTTCCACAAATCCCTCTAACACACCCAATGCCAACAACACCTTGGCGTTGTGAACCCGATGCTCATACGGCAACCGTTCCTCTAACACCCAGACAGGATTGAGTTCACGGGATGCCTTGGTAAGTTCCGCTTTCGGTTTGAGCGATGCGGCTAGAGTTTGAAGGAATGGAAGGTGGTTCATAAAAAAAGGCCCATTTTCAGGGCCGTTGTAAACTAGAATGGCAAATCACTATTATCTTCTGGGCGTGGAACAAACGCCGGTGCCGGTGCCGGTGCTGCCGATGCGCCTTCCTTCTTCCAGGCATTCACATTGTTGTACCATTTACCGTTGTACTCATTGGCCTTGGTTTCAAAGTGAATAGTACACTCTTCGCCCAATGTCACCGATACTTTGTCGTTGAACACATCGAAAACCAGTGATTTCGGGTACTGCGGCCCTTGTTCTGTAATGACGGCCTGAAACTTGTTCCATTCGCCTTTTGCCCCCGTTCCGGTAACAACTGCTCCGACGTGAGTGATAATTCCTTTAATCTGCATACGTTAATTATTAAAAATTCAAAGATAAAATACGAGTTGTAGCTAGCAAGCCATTTTCGACGAAATGAGGTTATTTTCCGATGGATTCCTGGATTGCCTTAAATATCTGAAACGCAACCTGGGGAACGATGGCATTGCCTGCTGCCTTTATGGATTCGTTTCGGTGCCACGCTTCAAATTTTGTAACTGCGGCTTCAAATCTCCTCGCTGCCAATGCAACTTCATGTGGCAAGAATGACAAAGAGTTTCCAAATTGCTCGGCTCGTTGTTTTCCCAATTCCTGTCCTTGTGGTGAACATCTAAATTCTTTATGTTTCCGCAAATGCTGCAAGATTGGTTCACAAAATTTCTCGCTATACGGTGATAATATCCTTTGCTCTGACCCTCTGGCCGAATATAATTGCATTGTTTGGAACAATATATCCTTTGATTCCAACGAGTAAAGTCCTCTAATCTGTTCCCAAATCTCCTTCTGTTGAATAATTCCCCACACTTCTTGCAGATTTTTGATTCTGTTTTTTTCGCTTGTGTAGCTATTGGTATCATAAAATTGATTTACCACAAATCTAAGTAATTTATTGGAAACCCCATCATCTCGCATACGAAGTGGTGCGACAGTTGGGAAATTTGCCCAGTTGGATATTCCTGCTGAACTACCGCACAGAGGTAGTCCTTGTCCAACATATGCTTGTGGCTCTTGCTTCCAATAGGTCCCGTTCCTTTCCATTCGCTTGCTCGTGGTGTCGGCAGCATCCCGTTGAAGTCCATGTAATCCATCAACCCATTCGGTCTGTTCGCTCCGTTTTTCCGACTCGCCATTGTTTCCGCTCCCGTCTCTTTTAATGCCTTGACTCTCTCCGCATGATGAATATCGCTTGCTATTGGAGTCGGCAACAACCCCATATTTGCTGCTGTTTTCAAAGGATTTCCCGAATGCTTGCCTCTCGCATTTGTTGTGTTTGTGTCTGATCCCCCTCCGGTTGATGCATTTGGAGTGGGCAACAAACCAAACTCGATCTCTTCTATGCGGAGCGTTGACACCGCAAGCTGGCAGTACAAACGGGAATACTTCGTACCCCGCAGCTTCCAAGTCAGTTTGCACTTCGTGGAATACCAACCCTCCTGACCAATTAACAAGGCCGAGAACATTTTCGCCCACAATCCAACTTGGCTGAACTTCTCTAATGACTCTAAGCATTTCCGGCCAGAGGTGTCTATCATCTTCTTTGCCAAGTCTTTTTCCGGCTGCGGAGTAGGGTTGGCAGGGAAACCCTCCTGTGAGAATATCAATTCTGTTTGCATATTTTGTAAAATCTGTTTTTGTTATGTCTCCGAATCCTTCCGCTTCTGGAAAGTGATGTTTTAATACTTTCTGACCAAATTCATTCCACTCGCACCAGGCAAGCGTTTCCCAACCCATCCACCGGGCAGCAAGGCTAAAACCGCCTATGCCCTCAAATAATCCTAAGTGTGTCATATACCCACAAAACTACAATACTTGCTTAACTAGCAATTACACCTTCGACCAAATGACGTTATTTCCCCACAAAAAAGCCCCCATCAAAGACAAGGGCGTTTTTCAAATTGTTAACCATAAAAAAAAACCTAGCTTTCTTTTTCCCTCACCTTATACCAATCCCCCTTCTCGTCTTTCCAATAGCTGCCACACTTGTGGTAATCATACGAGTTGTTCTTGCGCCATCTTAGCCCTAGCCGTATGGCTTCTTTGCGAGATATGACAATCTCAAATTCGTGGAGCAGGTAAAGGTAAATACGTCGTATCATAGTTGTTCTTCTGGTGATACAGCGTCCGTCATAATTCCAAATATCTCGTTAATCATGCTTTGCTGAAATCCTTCTATCCGCAAGGCTTCCTGAATGGCATTACGGAAGGCCCATGGATATACGCAGTTTTCGGTATCAATGATGACTTCCGCTTGTTCTTTTCGTTCAATGATTATTCTCATTTCTTATTCCTATATTCGTATTCACTATAAATCTCCACCTTACACCATTCCCTGATATGCTTAGCAATATCGCAGGCGTTGGTCATTTTTCGACAATCTTCCACCAAAGCGTGGGTCATGTTTGGCGACAAGCCGCTGTAAAACACGGCCTCATTGCCATTCTCCAAAATAAACGTCATTTTAGTTAGCATTTTCTTCTCTCTGCTCCTCTAAAAAGTTAAACTTCTCCATATGATCAAAGAACCGTTGCTTCATGTCACTGTCCATCGAATGAATCTGGCGAACGAGGCTATAAAGCATTTCGTTCACCTCAATCTCCAAGTCCCTGTGTTCTTTTCGCAAAAGCAAATGTAGGTGTTTTTCAAACCGGTTGGCAGCGTTAATTAGCTGGTTTGTCACCTGGTTCAATGCCGGTGAGAACCGCTTGTTAGGATCGTGTTTGAGAACGTCCCCTTGAATTGTCACCCCTTTCACGAAGGAGCAAAAAAGTGAATATTCGTTTGTCATAATTCAAACATATAACCACCACCCCAACCTACCACTATCACTTCGACCAAATCCCGTTCTCACTCGACTAAAAGAAAAGAGGAGGCCATAAACCTCCTCCTTTGCACACATCTTTAAATTCAACCCTTAAAACTATTTTTCACCACCAAATATACGGCGATTAACTTCACTCATCACCGCTATATTTCCTTCACGCATTGCCACAATCAACACGCAACGCCAAGCCTTGCGCTCATCCTTGACAATAGCCAGGTAGTCCCGCCACAACCTAAACCACTCGTTGTCTAACACGCCGGTTCATTACATGGTCCATCGTATCCATCTCCCTCTCTTCCTCCATTGCCTCTAGCACAGCGCTGGCATCGCTTCCCCGAAAGAATGGGCTACTCATATCCGTCATTCCCCACTCAGCCTTGTGGACTTGCATCAGGCTCATCGTATCATCATACTTGGTTCGGTTCGTGTTGTCAAAATCCATCATATCCTGGACTGTCTCAATAAAAGGCAACCGCCGAATATCGTCCACTATCCGGTACTTACACTCCTTCAAATAGTCACTCTCTCCTTCCACAAAATTATTAATCAACTCCATGCACTCAACTGCCAGGTCTGGGTTCATGTAAATCCCCCGGTTGATATAGTCCACATTGCTCACATCCACTCCATTCTTCATCTCCGCCGTAGTGAGCATCATCTCGGCAAAACCCTTGGCCATAAAATACTGCTCCATTCCATTCACGTTCCTCTCCAACGCCACCGGCATACCGTAAAATATACTGGCCTTCAACACATCCTCATAGAATATCTTCATACTCGTTGGCCGTGCGTGGTAACGCAAAAATATTGATGGCGTAGGCCAGTAACCCGCCCGATCCCGACCATACAACTCCTTATACACTTTATTGGCCCTCTCCACCTCCAAATTAAAATACAACTTCCCATGCGCCGATCCACTACTACACCTCTTAGCATCCTGGACATTGGCACTGCCGTACGGATCCACCCCAATCACCCCAAGCTTCCTGTTGATCGGCCTCCACCCTCCTTGCGTTTCGGTGATCATGTTGCACATATCACTGGGCGGAAACCAACTCACCCAAAACCGGCCAGACTTATCATCCTCGGCCCATGCCACCTTCCGCTCTGCTTTGTCCAAATAAACAAAATTACCCCGTTGCCATAATACCGGTAACTCCTCCAACCTTCGTTTCACTTCCGACAAAATCATCAAGTTGAAATGACAGTTCGTATTGTTATTATCAAACGCCTCCTGCACCGTCCACGGTTCCTGCCGCTTTAGCTTCTGCAATCCTTCGCTATCGCCATCAGCCTCCAGCCTTGCTCGTTCTGCCGCCTGGTATTCCCTAGCCCCCTGCCTCACCTTTGCCCCATACCGGGCTTGCATCCATGCCCACTGCTCATCCGTTGGATAATCAATTATACTATCACCATACTCGTCTATAAACTCATCATAGCCGTCATATGCCGGTATGAACAAACTCCACAATCCCTTCACCGTAGACCCATTCTTTATCTTGCGTGTATCTGCCTGGGCATACAACTTCCTAAACTGTTCCACATTCTTGCCCATCTCCTCCACCGTGCTTGTAATAAACGCATACCCCACCTTCCGTGGCCCCTGCTTTAAACACCGCAAATGCGTAGCCCAGTAATCCACCACGTTCTTATCACTCCACTTAGCTGCCTCATCCATATACAGGTAAGCTAGCTTCTTACCGTCAAAACTCTTACCCGTCGGTGGTTTGGTATATACCTTACCGTTCTTAGCCTCGTTCTTTGTCTTACCACCATCCTTGGGCATCAACCTCAACTCCTTTGTCTGCAACGCCGTATTGTGTATCGGCTTCAACCACTCCGGCAACGAAAAGAACGGCATTTTCACAAAGTCCATCAAAGCCTCCTGGGCTTGGCTATCATTGTGACTCGTAATACCACTATCACGCTTGAACCCCGCACTCGTAAACCAAAACGCCAGCATACCCCCATCCGTACTCGCTCCATCCCTTCTTCGCATACCTGGAAACCTGGAAACGCTGGTACCGGTACCGACCGCTGGAAACCTGGTTAACGACGACCGACCGACCGCATAAACCGACCGACCGACCGACCGAAACCAGCCACAAAAAACCGGATTAAAAAACCAGATCGGGAGTGCAAACCAGACCGCAAAAAACAGGTAAAGCAACAGGCCAAACCAGACATGAGATCACGCAGAAACTAGCGACAAACCAGGTCACGCAAATTGCATTTTTTCAAGAACCACCCGGTTGCCGAAAAACGGTTTCGGACGTGGATTTTTTGGGGGGGGATTGTCTGTGCATACCCCAACCTTGCATTACATAGTACCTTGTATCATTATGGCAAAACACCACTTTTTATTTTTTTTTCAAAAAGTCTTGTAATTGCTTTTTTTAATTATTCCAAGACATATACTTCTCTTACTCTAAGAATAGTACAATTTTGCCATCAATAGGCTTTTTAAAAAAAAAAAAATTTTTTCGTAGCTTGGTATGATGAAAGTCACCAGCCGAAGCACCGCCCGTATACAGTCTACTGCTAGTGGGGAGATTGTACTATTTCAAGATAACATACTAAATATAAGCACTGCATTTAAGGGGGGTGCGGGGGGTGTAAAAGGTGGCTATCTGAGGGCCGACCAATG